ACCATATCACAGTATAAAGAACCAGCTTGGTATGAAAAAGCAGCAGACTATTTAGCAAATCCTTTTACTTCTTTTGGTTATAGTGTAAGAGGTGAAGATATTCCTGATGGATTAGATGTTAATAATCCTAATAGAAATAACTTTGACATGGTTGTTGATATTTTAAATCCTTTTGCATGGTATCAGTATGGAGAAAATGCTGCTCAAGATTTTAAAGAAGAAGAGTATTTAAATGCAACCTTTAACACCTTGGGTGCTTTACCCTTTATACCAGCATCTTTAGTAGCTGCAAAAAATCTTAAGACACCTTTACAAAAGATTGCAGCAAATACAAGTAGGTCAATGAGCAATGCTAATGCAAATGTTAAGGGTAGAATTCCATCAGTAAGACCAAATTGGAGTAAATGGAATAAAGAAATACCAAATAATAAATCTCTCATGGAAGAGTATAATGCTATTGAAAAAATTGGAAAAGCAGATGGTACATGGATGAAGAATCCAGATGGCTCTATGTTTAAAGGCACACCTGAGCAATGGGTACAGATAAGAAGTAGTAATTATAAAAAAGCTTTTCCAAATGCCCTTTTAGATGATAGTGGGTCTCCTTTAATAAACTATCATGGCAGTGGTAGTAAGTTTGATATCTTTGATGAAAGTAAATTTTATAGTGGTGAATATGGAAAGGGTGTTTATACAAGCACTGATAAAGAAGCTATACTCAAATCTTATGCTAATCCAAATAAAAATAGAACCAAAAAGATAGCTGGTAAGAGTGGGACTGATAAACCTACAGCAAATTTATATGAGCTTTATATTAATGCTAAAAATCCACTCACTACTGATGATATTTTAGATTATAGAAACTTTGGTAAAATTATGGATAACTTACCTTCATTAGCTGATTGGAAAGCTAGTGATCTAGGAAAAAGGTTGATTAAACAAAATCAATGGCTTAAAACAGATGACGACATCATTAGTTTTATAAAAATGAATTTTCCTAGAAATCCAGTAAAAGAAAGTTTTATTGATCAAGGTGGAGATTTTTTAAGAGCTATAGACAGCCCTTTACAAGAAGGAGTAACTCCTTTTAATAATCAAATGAAATCATCAATAGGTAATAATGGTATGTTTGATATGACTGATCCTAATATATACAAACAGAAAGGCGGTGAGTCTTTAGAAGAATACCAAGACAAAGGAGAAGTAGAGAAAAATCTAGATGCTATAAACAAACAGTTGGCTAAAAAGACATATAACCCATATAGAGATATAGATGAAGAATCTCAAACAAGAAGAACTGAACTTACTGATGCAATTAATTTTATAGTAAATGATCAAGGAGGAGATGAAAACTTAAGAGATTTGTTAATTATGACTGCTTTTATGGAAAATTCTTATGGGGCTAATGCAGATGCTTATGGTAGAGATTATACAAGGGGTCCTATGTCAATAGATGATATAGCTTATAAGCATATGTTTGAAATGAGAAAAGGTGCAAATGATTATACTGCAAGTCAAAAAAAATATATAGATTGGTTTGACAGTATGGGTTATGATCTAGAGCATATGGATGAACATCTACGTAATGATATAAAAGCAAATGTTGCTGCATCAAGATATCAATATGGAACAAATAAAAATCCATTGCCATCTAGTAAAGATCCTAAAGCATTGTATAATTACTACATGGATACATATAATAGAACAGATAAGAATCATTATGATAGATTTTTAAAAGGTTATAATGAATTTATAGGCAAAAAAGAATTTGGTGGTTCAATTAATAAATACCTTACTTACAAAAAGTTTATGAATGGTGGTTATACAGGTAATGATAAAATAGAAGCAGAAAAAATTTATGATAAATTAAATAGAATACACTATAGAGATGCAAAACAAAGAGGATTGTCACCGCAGAATTACATAATGACTAACCTGCTAGGCAATTCTTAAACCTAATAAATTAGTGATTCTGAGTAATTATTTGTATATTAATATTATAATATTATGAGTGTGAAAGCAAACAAAATAAGTTTAAAACAAGTGGGAGGATCAATGATTGAAGATGGTCCTGGTATGATAAATACACCTCAACAACCTCAGGTTGATCCTAAAGTAATGCAAATTACTCAATTGATTAAACAAGGAGTTGATGAAGGTAAAGATCTTGTTATGATTATTAAAGATTTAATGTCACAAGAACTTGAGCAAGAACTTATTGGTCAAGCACTTATGGTAGGTGGTATGGAGCAAGAAGATATTGTAACAATATTTGAAACAGTAAATGCTCCGCCTGAACCATCTTCACCTCAAGAAGTTGATAGAGATCCACAACTCTTAGCTAGAAATAAAGATATAGCTAAAAGAGAAAGAGAGGCTGCAGCAAATGCACAATCTCAAGAACAAGAAGTGGACATTTCAGAGCAGGTAAGGACAATAGCTAAATCTGGTATAGAAATTAAACCAGAAAATGAAGGCAAGTTTACTGCGTGGGCAAAGAAACGTGGTATGGGTGTACAGGAAGCTGCTAGAAAGGTTTTAGCTAATAAAGGTAAGTATCCTCCATCTGTAGTTAAGATGGCTAATTTTGCACGTAATGCAGCTAAGTGGAAAAAACAAGAGGGTGGGGAATCATCTAACTATACAGAAGGAGTAAGACAAAGAGAAGGTTCTTATAATCCTCCTAATAGAAAGTACACTTTAGATCCAAGATTTAGAAAAGAAGGTGGTGAATTTAAACCACACTTCATGTATAAAGGAGATAGAAAAATAAAAGCTAATGATATGGCTACTCATCTTAGACTTAAAGATGCAGGGTATGGCCATGATGCTCCTAAAGCACAAAATGGAACAGAGACAGGACAGTACATTAATGGTGTCTTTATTCCTGATGAATCTAATATGGATAAAACCACATTAGCAAATAATTTGAAAAGGCCTAAGAATGAATACATGTCTAATCAAAATTATTCTGTTGCACCACTTATGCCACCACCATCTACAAATATTTTAGCTGACTTTATAAATACAGCTTCTACAATAAACAATGAATTATTTTCCAATGAGGTAGATGACTATGGTAACCGTAAAGGTGCTTTTCTTGATATAAATAAAAGAGGAGAAGGTATAAGTATTAATAATCCTTTTAAGAAAGGTGAAAAGATTCAACTTACTAAAGGTAATCCAGATCCAGATGCAGGTTCCGGCATGTCTAAAATGGAAATGCATAAGGCTTTAAAACCTTTATATTATAATGTTGATGTAGATACTTCAAAAATGTCATCTCCAGAAAACCAGCAAGCATATGTTGACTGGGCAGTACAGCAAGCTAAGGAATGGGATATGGACAAGCAAAGACAACTTGACGAACAAGCTGAAGTTATTTCAGATGTTTCAGGTGTACCAATTGAAGAAGATAAAAGAACATTTTCAGAATGGGCACAAGACGCTGGACATGATATTAATAAGATGTCTGAAAATGCTGTTAACTTATTACAAAACTTGTGGAAGAAAACAACAGGTAAAATGAAAAAAGGTGGGGGTGTTAATAACCCAGGATTTCAAGCATTGCCACCAGAAGCACAACATAACATACTTAGCAATATGTCATTGGGTGGAGATAAAGCAAGTAAAAAAGATGTTAAAGACTATTCTAAAACTTGGGGAACAAATAAAAGAGATACTAAAAATATTTTATATTCATTAATCCAAAATGGAGCAAACCTTGACACAGATACAATTATATCAAATTATCATCCTTCTGACTATATAGGAGATATGCGTTATGGCAAAAGAATGTATAACCTTGCTAAAAATGTTAATGCATCAGGTCTTTTACCTTATATATATGAACATGATCCTAATTTTCATGGTGAATTAGGTGCCACGTTTCCTTTTCTTGATGCAACAGGTTATGGTTCTTACTTAGCTGTACCAAAAAATGAAAAGGGTGGTGAGAATTCTTATCTTGAAAATAGAGACAAGGTTATTAAAAGAGCTATAGCAAGACAAGAAGGTAAAGCACAAGCCGGCATAGAACAAAAGTTTCCAATGGGTCCTTTTGAAGAGAAAGGTCCTTATCAAACATACCCATTTATAACAGAGGATGATAGTTTAATGAATGAAGATGAAGTTATAGATATGGATAATGATGGCATTCCTGACACTATTGATGTAGATGGAGGAGATGGTACGGGAGAAGCTGCTCTTGGTACGGTTGGTAATCCATCAGCAGATATGTTGTTTGAAAATGTAGTAACTAGCCCAGAGTTTAATGTTACAAATAAACTTGAAGGTACTTTAAATAGAATTAATGATAACCCAAACTTTAGAGCTTTTACAAGTGGTTCTAAATCTCTTGTAGATGCAGCAGGGTTTGTTAACAGAGTATTTGATAAAAGAGCATATAATGATGCATTAGATCAAATGGAAGAAAGATCTGGTGCTGATTATAAATATGGTGTAACAACTTCTGATCCTTTTTCTGAAGGTTTTTATGATGCCAACTCAGGACAATTACAAGGTGAGGCAGAAAGAACACCTGGTTACTATATGAACTTTGCAGGTTCACCAAATAGTTATGGTATGGCAAAAACAGGGGGAGAGATAGTAGAATTATCTCAAGATATGATTGCACAATTAATTGCAGCTGGTGCTGATATAGAAATTATATAATTATGGCAAAAGTAAAAATAAATAAGTTACCGGAAGGATTTAGATTAGTTGATGGCAAGGTTAAAAAGAAAGCCATTAAAAGAGATGGTGGTATGACCACTGGTGATCAAGCTGATTATGGTTTGGTTACAACTCCTCAAGAGTTTTATGGAAGTACTAACTTTAATAACACTGATGATCAATCTGTTAGATACAGTTTATCAAGTGTACCTAGAGAAGATGCTAACTTAGAAGCAGAAGGTGGAGAAACTGTATTAACTGATTTAAATGGAAATAATCAATTTGGATTGTATGATATAAAAGGACCTAGACATTCTAGTGGTGGAGTACCAATGTTTTTACCAGAACAATCTTTTGTTTTTTCTGACACTAACTCAATGAAGTTTGATAAAAATGAGATGGCAGAGTTTGGTATAGAAAGTAGAAAAAAAATTACACCTGCTAAAATATCTAAAAAGTATCCGCTAAATCAATTCTATGGAGAAATTAATAGTCAATATGCAGATGACATATCTACTAAGAGTGCAGAGTTGATGTTAAGTAAGAACATGTATAATCTTTCTAAGTTGGCATTTGGTCAAGAATTAAAAAAAGATTTTGAAGACGGTGTTCCTTTAGCGTCATACCCATATCTACAAGAGCAAGGTATAGACCCAATAGAATTTACAGCACAAGTAACAGAACAATCCAAACAACAAGCAGAGTTAGATTTTATAGCATCTTTACCTCCTGAAAAACAAGATCAGATATTAAGGTTGCAGGCAATGATGCAACAAATAGAAAATCCCAATGCAGGACAATCAAATGAGCCTACTGGTCAGGTACAAGCTTCTCAAGATGCACAAGACATGTCTGCATTAGCTAGTCAAGAAAATTCATTAGAAGCTACTTTAGAAGACGGCGGTGAGTTATTAAAATATCAAGAAGCAGGAGAGACTACTGGATTTGGTCCAGGAACATCAAGTGTCTATGAAATAAATGGAGAAACAGTAGATAGAAATACATATCTTGATTTTATTATAAGAGCTGGTATGCATAGAGATATTAACGGCAACCTAAGAGTAGAAGAAAATGGCCGTAATATAATAGAAAATCTGAAACTATCTCCTGAAGAAGTTGATTTTTATTATACAGCTATACAAGAAAAACCACGAGAAGGGTGGAGTCCAATGGACCCCCGTGCTGATAGAGATGAAAGTTTTTCAAGAACTCCAGGTGAAGAGACTGTTGTCTCTAATGATGATGCTAAGGTTACAGATGAGATGGTTGAAGATGCAAGTGTTGATGGAACTGAGACTGTATTAGATGAGACTGTTGAATCTGAAACTAATAGATGTACAGGTTATAAATGTAATCCGTTGCCTGTTGGTCATCCTGATAGAGAAGCTTTTGAAAAAGCATTGAATAATGGTTGGCAATTAACTAAAGTATATGATCAAGGTTTAGGCAAAACAACATTTACTGTAACTAAACCACTAACTAAAAATAAATTTGAGGACTTTGGTGATTTTGAATTTGAAAATATTGAGGTAACAGGTACTGGAGATAAAAGAGATGTATATACTGATTTAGAAAAAGAATTGCTTGGTGTATATCAAGATGGTGCATTTGGAGATAATGTTAGAGTAAGAGAAGGTATTTATTCTAGGAGTGGTACTGTTGGTACACAGTCAAGTAAAGCTGGTGCAAACTCTTATGGTGGAGATTTAACTAGTGACAAAGCAGAAAAAGATTTTACATTAAGATGGGGTGATGCAATTGATAAAGTTGTTGCATCTGGAATTGAGTTTGATTATGACATGCCTAAAGGTAAGTGGTCATCAGACGCTTCAACACCAATAGATGCTCAAGCAATAGCATATCAAAAGCAATGGGAAGCAGTGCAAAATGCAATGCAACAAGTTGAAAATGAATTTCATTATGATAACTTTGGAGAGAGTGGTACACCTAGACAATTATTTCCAGGTGGTGATGCAGGTAATGTAGATGGTAAGTTTGGTATGTTAACTTTTAATAAAGCTAGAAGTTATATTAGAACTGAAGATCCTGAAAGTTTAATGGCTGAAATAGATGATCCAACTAAAGAAAGACCAGAAGGTGAGGATCCACAATTTTATGACAAGCCAGATTGGTGGTGGCAAGATGTTAATAATCTAGCAACTCAGAATTCATTAGAGAACCCATTGTTCTTACCTAACGTACCTAGACTACCAAATACAGAAATAGATTATGTATTAGATGATTGGACAGGTAGAGCTAATATGACTAATGCTGCTCTTAATACTATGGCTAAGAACTTAAGAGCTTTTGGTAAAGGTAAAGTAGCTGGTTCTAATTTGTTTGGTAAAGCAGTTAATCAATTAGCTAAAGATGTAGGATCAGTTAATACTAACAACATTAAAATTATGAATAGTGTTGCATTACCACAAGCACAATTAAATCTAAGAACTGGTATAGAAAACGCAAAGGCATATAAAGATGAGTATGATGGTACTGTTACTGCATTAGGTAGATACACTGATTTTGAGAATTGGAATAAGCAAAAAACAAATGAGCTATATAATCAAGCAATAACTAATAGAGCTAACACATTCAACCTTAATCAGTTAAAAGATGTTATGAAAATTGGCCCACAAGATGGAGGTATTATTAATATGAAAGACAGCAAAAATCTTGAGGTTGATCCTAATGTAGATGTTAGTGAACAGGAGCAAAGACGTAATCAGTATATTAAAGAAAGAAATTTACTGATGGAACAATTTAAAGATGCTGATAGTGATAGTATAGATAAGGCTTTAGAGTACATTCTTCCTTCATATGCTGATAACAAAAGTAAAAATAAGGTAGCAGATGATTATAATAACAGAGCTCAAAATGATGTTGTAACAGATCCACAAGATTTAGGGTATGCTCCTTCTGTTAGATACAATGCTAAAAGGGGTAATGAAATTAAAAAGTATGCTTATCCATTCTATACAGGAAAGATGGGTGCATAAACATTAAAGGTTTATTTATATCTGTTTGTAAACTTTATAAATAATAGTAAATTTGAACTATGGCAAATTATATAAAAGGAGAAAAAAATTACTACCCGGACATCAAGCCGTTTACACCGGATTATAAGTTTCTTAGTGCAGCATTAGATGCAAGAGAAAATAAATATAATGCAGGGTGGCAAGCTACTAATGACCTATATAGTAGAGTCTATTCTGATTTGTCACACTCAGACAATAAAGAATTCCAACAACAATTTATAGAAAATTTAGCTCCTGAATTATCTAGAATTTCTGGATTAGATTTATCATTACAAACAAATGTTGATGCTGCAAAGTCTGTGTTTGCACCATTTTTTGAAGATGAAGCTGTAGTAAAAGATATTGTATATACTTCAACGTATAAAAAAGAATTGCAAAGAGCTAATCAATTTGCAGATTCTCCTGACCCAAGGGTAAGGGAACTTTATAATCCAGTTGGAATAAAGAACATGCAATATAGAATGCAAGAGTTTCAAGAAGCTGATAGAAATCAACTAATAAATATGCCTTTACCTAAGTATGTAGAAGATGCAGATTTAACACAATATGCTCAAGAATATTTGAGAGGTTTAGGTTTAGAAGGAAAAGGATTTACACAAAAGAAAGATCATTTCACAATGGATGCTGGTGCAGATGGTGTGATGGGTACACCAGATGATAGGGTTGTAAATAGATGGATTATTACAGATACTAACGGTAAGCTTATTGAAGGTGATGCATATAGAAGAGTAATGACTGATTTAACTGATGATCCTAGAGTACAAGAGTTTTATAAAGCAAAAGCTTATGTAGCATCAATGGATTTTGCTACACAAGGTGTTCAGGATGGATCAATAAAAACAATAACAGAGGGTTTAACAATGTGGTCTGATGCAGAAGTAAAAAGACTTGCATTAGCAAACAGTGAAAGATATAATAGTCTAGATAATGAGATTCAAAGAATAGTACAACAAACAACTAACTGGGGTAATTTTGGAAAATTAAATGGTTTAACACCAGCAGAACAAAATTTAGTTGGGCAGTCATTATCAGAAGCAGAGCAGTTAAGAGTTAATCTAAGCAATCTTTTAAAGGTAAATGAATTTGCAAATACACCTGATAAGGATGATCAAGCATTGATAAACAAAGCATATAGTTTAAATAGTAATTATAATATAAGTCAAGATTTACAGAGTGCTGCATACAACTATAGTAGAGAAAATGCAGAGACTGTAGTTAGAGAAAATAAATATGTTATAAATGAAGATCTGCATAAATTTAATTTGCAAGAAATAGCTGCTAAGTATAATGCTGATAAATTACTAAAAGACCAACAAGCTGGCATAGATGCAAATTTGGAAATTTTAAAATCTCAATTAGACGGTGCAAAAAATTTAGAAAGCTTAACAGAACAAGCTCAATCTGGTGCAGTAATTGATTATTCAGATCCTAGAGCAAATTTAAATGTAATTGTAGATGGGCAGGTAGCTAATAATGCTGACCCTTATGATACTAATGCTGAAATGATTGCAACTGATGGGCAAAATATTTTAACAGAAAAAGCTAGACTACTTGGTCAAATGCTTAAAGCAAGATATCCTGACCAACAAACATTTACCGTAACGTTAGATGGTGAAATGCTTAACTTATCTCCTTCAGCCATAACTGACCGTTTACTTAAGAAGAAACCAATTATTGATGGTACAAAGGTAACTGAAGATCCAAATGCATTAAAGTATGAGACAGATATACTAAGGATGTATGAGGAACAATCAAAATGGTTTGCTAATAAGGATGCTGTAATTGCTCAACATACTCCAGCTTTTGTAAAACCTGGTAGTCAATATGATGTCATGTATAAACTATTATTTGGTAATGATCCAAATAATCCTGAGGCATTAGGTTTAAATCTAAGAGAAGATATATATCTTCAGAGGATAGAAAAGTATGACAATGAATTATATAATAAAGCAAAAGCTGCTGAGATGAAGATGATGGATGGTAAGACTACGTGGAAGAGGGAGATGATAGAAGCTAATTATCCAAAGCCTTATACAGAAAAAGATGGCATTAAGCGTTTTATGACTTTTTCTGAATACCAAAAACTTTTTAAAGATCAAGCATTATCTGGAAAAATAAAAAACTTTGATGTGTCAGGTATTGGTGGAGATCAAAATGCTGGTGCTGATAGAGAAGATTGGTCAAAAATCCAAAAAACTGGTAGTAGAAAAACAGGTACATATAATGAGCGTGTTATTGTAGATGAGGCTGCAATAGCTGGTAAGTCTAAAGCTTTATGGACGGCTTATGCAGAAGAAATAAATTCAAGCTATGAAACTATAGGTGGTAATTCTTATCTTAGTTTAACAGCTGGGTATAATCCTAATTCACCATGGGGCAATATTGGTTTTGTACCAACAATGAGTGCTACAGGTTCTGTAAAACCAGAAGCAGGATCTGCTATGGATAAAGTTTTAGGTACTGCATTAAATCAATTAGCTAGTTCAACAGCTGATCCAGAAACAAGGGTTAGTTTTTTACCTGCTCCAACGGACATAAAAGATTTTAATAATTTTAATATTGAAGCTGGGGTAGATTTGTCTGAAGATGAAAATATTATTGCTAAAAAAATATTTTCAAGCTTACAAAATAGAGCAACTAAAGGAGAATTTACAATGACATACTATCCAAACTTAGGAGCTACTAAGATTGATGATGAAACTAGAAGTCCTATGGGTGGTTATAAGATTCATAACTTTAGTACTGCATTTAAAAATGAGATAAAAAAGATTTATAAAGATGATTCTGAAGCTTTTTCAGATTGGACTAAAGTAATGAATCAGGGTGTTTTAATGGTTTTTGATAGAAGTGGTAATAAAGATATAAACCCTAACAACTTAAACATTATACAAGGTTCATCTTACATTGAACAAATGATGAATTTGAGTAATACTCAATCTTTTAGTTATAAAGATGAAACAAATTTAACAGCAGGGTTTTCTCCAGGAGAAATAGTTTTTCAAGATTTGGGAGATGGAACAATAAGTATTAGTGGATATACTAATGTATATAATCCTAATTCTACTGATGTAAGTATGCAGTATACAAGACAACCTATGAATGCTGCTATACTAAAAAAAGGTAATATAAATTATGCAGCTGATTTAAATAGTAGATTTATAAAGTTACAACAAAACTTTAAAGAACTTGATAGATTAAATAATTTAGCCATTTATCAGGTAAGAGCAAAACAATTATCTGAAACAAAGTTTATTGAAGATTATATGTTAAATAACCCTGGTTCTACTACTGAACAAGCAAAAGATATGTATAATCAAGCTAAGAATTATAAACCACAACAATAACTAAAGTTTATGGCAGACGAGAATATAAAAATGCCTCAGCCTGATTATGATCTTCAACAGAGAATAGCACAGGACGCAGTAGATGTAAATCCAATAGATACATCATTGCCTTATCAGAGCATAGAAGATTTAATTCCTGACATGCGTAATGAAGTAAGTGATGAGTATGATAAGAGTATATCTATGTATAAAGGTCTTATGGATAATATATCACCAGCTACATTAGCTAACATATCAGCCGGTGCTAATTCTTCTGTTATAAATGCTGCCCCTTCTATTCCTACAGAATTAGGATCTACATCTGCCTTTGATGAAATTTGGCAAACACCTTTAGAAACAACTGTTGAACTTCCCAATCCTATTTGGGCAAATGCTAAGTCAATTAATTTTGACAAGTACTACCCTACAGATATATTTAGTGATATAGGATTTACCCCATATGCAGATATGGATAAAGTCTATAATCAAAATGAGACAAGCGGTGATTTCTTAACTAGATTTACACCTAATTTTTTCAGCCTGTTTAGAAGTGGTAGATTTGCAAATTACAGATCATTAAGTGATTTGTTTGATGGTGAAGGATATACAACTGCTCCAGATCTTGAGGGTGCAGTTACTATGGAAGAAGCAATGAGATTGGGTGGTAGTACTACAGGTAGTGTAGGTGGTTTTTTTGCAAACACTGCTTTGAATTGGGCTTATTCTGCAGGTATAGTTTATCAGATTGCAGTAGAAGAAGTAATTGCTGCAGGTCTTGCAGCTGCAGGAGCTGCACCAACAGGGGGTGGTTCATTAGCAGCATTTGGTGCTTTAACTTTAAAGAATTTAGCTACACTTACAAGAATACCTAAGACAATAGCAAATGGTTTTAAAGCTTCTTATAATCTAGTAAAAAACTTTGATAATATAGCTTATGCTAAAAAGTTTTATGATTTTGCCAAAAGTGGTAAATCTTTAAGAAGTATTGGCCGTGGAGGACTTCATCTCTTAACTCCTGAGCTGGCTCATACAATAAAAAATTGGAAGACTACGGGTAATACTTTTCAGAATGCTTATAATATAGGAAAGAATACAGAAGTATTTGGTGCATTTTATAGAGATATGAGAATGTATAATGCTGCATTAGCTGAATCTAAAATGGAAGCGGGACTAGTTTATAATACTGTTTTAAATAATGGTATGAGATATGCTAACTTTAATTCTGATGGTAACGGTGTGTCTCCAGAAGAAATGAAAGAAATTCAATTAGCTTCATCTGAAGCATCTTGGAAAACGCTAGCACCTAATTTTGCAATAATAGCAGCATCCAACAGGGTTGTGTTTAAGAATGTATTTGGAAGTTGGGCAAAAAAATTAAATCAAGGAACAACTACTCAGTTAAATAGAATGTTAAGAGTTGGCCCTGGTCAATATGCAAAGAAAAGCAAATACATGCTTAAGTCTATTCCACAAGAAATTAAGGCAGGATTTAAATTAGGTTCTTGGAAAGGTGCTGCAAAAGCTACAGGAGGCATGATGTTTAGATATGGTGCTAGTGGTCTTGTTGAGGGTACACAAGAAGTATCTCAAGAAGCAATATCAGCTGCAGTAGGAGGATACTATAGTGCAGCATTAAGAGAAACTACACAGGGAGGTGCTCTTACTATGTCTGGATTCTATGGTGCTGCTGGTAAAGAAATATTTACTAAGCAAGGATTAGAAACATTTGCATCTGGATTTTTAATTGGTGGTATGATGGGACCATATCAACAAGTCTTGTTTACAGGAGTACCTTCTATTTTTAGTACTGCACGTGCTAAAGTTTCTAATAGCAAATATTTTGATCCAAGCGGTGATAAACAAGTTGTTGATTATGCTAAACAACAAAGAGAAAAGGAAGAATCTGTAATTGATGATGTAATATCTCAAGCTAATCAGATGGGCACACAGTTGGGGGAACTTGATTTACTATTAGACCCTGCTAAAATGAGTGCTGCATTGCAGGACCAAGAAGCAGGTATGGCAAACTTATCTATTGCTTTAAATGATAAGTATGATTATATGAATGGTAGAAACTTTTCACGTTTTTATAATTTATACGGTAAGTATAAAAAGGGTACCATGGGTTTATATAGAGATATGGTTACTGATTTTTCTAAAATGTCTGATACTGAACTAGCTGAAGCATTTGACATAAAAGATTTTGGTAGAAGTCCAGAAAAGTTAAGAGAAGAATTTATAGCTGAGTTAGGTAGGATAAATGAATTTGGTGAAAGGATAGCATCAAAGTCAACAGATGAAATGTTTGAACAAAAGAAAATTGATGTATCAGAGTATGATGAGTCAAGTAAAGGGTATAGAGATGCTATGTTTCATAACAGAGCTGTTGATCAAGCAAAGATGTTATATATATTTTCTAAAGAATCATTTATAGATGCAGTAAAAAGACAAGCTGATATAGAACAGTCCTTTGAGAATGAGCCTATTTTTACAAAGCAAAAGTATGGAGATGTAAGAGTTCTTGTTAATGCAGAAAGCATTGATACAGAAATAAAAATGCTTACCAGAGAAATTAAAGCTAAAGAAGATGCTGGTACACCAGCCTCTGAACTTAAGAAAGATAAAAGAAAGTTAAAAGATTTAAAAAGATATTATGCTGTTTTAACTGACCCTAAAAATCTAACTAAGAAAGGTTTCTTTAATAGAGCAAAAACAAAAACAATAAAGAGTGCTTTACAAACTTATTTAAATGGTATTGCAGGTGATAAGTCTGATTATGTTAATCCAGAAGTAGTTGATACTTTATTACAAAAATTAATTGATCATCAGGCACTACAAGAAGATGCTTTTGCATTTTCTCAAACAGTTAACATTATGGCAAACCCAGAAGTTACTGCTGAGATTGTTCAAAGAAATGTAGAGTACTTTGAATATTTATTTAAGAATAGAAAAGAAATATATAGACATCAAACAGAACAATACTTAGAGGCAGATAAAAAAAATAAGTTAATAAATGCCATAGCTCAGTATGATGTTTACATGAAGCCTGAACTAATTAGAGATTTTTTATCTGGTGAAATAGGCGTTGAGGGTTTATATGAAGGTTTAAATAGAGGTGAGTTTAGTATTGATGGTAGAGCTCTTGGTGGTGCTATACAGTTAAATGAAGATCAAGAAATACAGAAAAAGATAATTGCTGAAATATTAAATTATAAACTCTTAACAGAAAGAGAACAAGATGTTAGAGACCTTAAATCTAATGAAAGCACTCAGCAACAAATAGATGTTGAAGAAACTTTACAGGATGCAGGCATAGATGATATACAAATAGGAGATACTACAAGATCACCTATGTTAAAGAATATACTTGAAACAGAGTACCGTAAATATAAAGAATCTGCATTTACTAAAGATGCAAAAGAATTTGCAGATTGGAGAGTTTCTGATGATGGTAAAAGAATTAAAACCGCATATGATGCATTAAAAAGAGTATGGGGTAAAGGATATGATATTTTTGTAACAGAAAATGGTCAACAAGTATCACGTAGAAGAGTACCAACTCAGAAAGATTTAAATACAGAAAAAGGATTTCAAGATTATTTAAATAGTAAAGTAGCATTAGAAGATCCAACAGTTGTAGATATACTTAATGCATTAGACCTAACAATGGATATATTTACTACTGAAAATAGTCAAACTGTATCTAAATCAAAACCCCCTGTAGCAGAAGGTGTAATGTTTGACATTACAGAAGTAGTAACTGATGGTGGGTCATTTTATAAGATTATAGATAAACAAGGAGGTAGCTTATCACAAGTTCAGTTAGATATTATATCAACAGATATAAGAGAGACAGGTACTTTTACAGATCTATCTAAAGCTAAAAGATTATTGGATATACTTGATAGAGAAATATCTGATGGTTCTACGTTTATGTTTGATGGACAAGCTGTGTCAAAAGGCATGTCTATATATGATAAAAACACAGGTGAAGAATTTAGAATAAATAGTACAGCTAATAAGGGAGGTATGATTAGTATTGTTCCTTCTGAGTTTTATACTAATGACTATAAGACAAGATACAACAATAGTAAACCTGTAAGTGAATTAGATTTCTTTGTTAATTATGAATTAGAAAAATTATCTTTTGATACTTTGCCAACTAATACATACAAGTTATACTCTGATAGAGTAACCAAAGCATACACTCCTTTATCACCAGAAGCTTATAAGTTTCTTCTTAATTCATTGACACCTGCTGATTTCCAAAATTTAATTGTGGACATTCAAGAGAATGAAATGATAAATGAGCCTATAAAGGATAATAGATTTTATGGTAATGATGAAAGTAAGGCTAACCCATATATTAAAAAACAAAGAGAGAGATATACTATTGCTCTTAAGTTAAGTAAAGATCAGACTGTAGATTTTAATAAAATGCTAACAGACAACAAGCTACCTATAATAGAAGGCAGGCTTGTAAATGAAAGGGGTGAAGGTACTATTGCTTTCTTACCTAATGATTCTTTATATTTTGTTGATGCTAAAGGTAAGGTTGTTGTTCCATCAGCTATGACAACTGATTTTGCTAAAAACATAATTATACCTTCAAGCAACAATCAAGGTATGCAATCTGCATTAGATCAAGTTAGTAATGATTATGATACACAGGCAGTTCTAGTTTCATTTGCTAATGATATGATATCTAAGGATCAGACTGTAGGTACTTTATCAGAAGGGTTAAAGATAACAAGAAGTGATGGTATACCTGCTTATAAAAAAGGAACTAACCCAGAAATTTCATTAAGTCAATTATCTCAAAGTACTACTACAGATGGTGCTATAATTATCTATGATATAAAAAGAGATTCTGCTGGTAATATGGTAGGTGATGAACCTACAATTATATCTAATTTAAAATCTGATGCTAAAACTGAATTGGCAGATAGAATAGAAAATAATCTTAAAGATGCAGGTCTTTGGAATAAAATGATAAGCGGTGATAAGACTGGTCCAAATGGAGGTTATACTGATAGATATATAATGCCTATTGAACAGCCTAACGGATTAATGACATTAGCAACTGCAAAAGCAATTAGAGTAGAAGAAGATACTGTAATTAAAATGTTTAATGATTTATTGCAGCAAGCAAGTGTTGCTAATAAAGATAACATGACTACTAAGAATGGTAAGAAAGTTATTAAAGACAAAGGTTTTAATGATGAGTTTAAATTACAATTTATTAAAGATTATGGTGAGTTCTTTATTAGTGGGCCAAAAGGAGTAAATGTAACTATAGATGTTGCACCTGATGGGGCATTAAGAGCAGATCTATTTAATAAGTATACAGGTAAAAAAGGCAAAGTATATTATAATGCAGCTGATCAACAAAAGCAAGGAACTACAATACAGCATTTGGAAAGATTTTCTGAAAAGATTATTAGTGATCCAAAAGGAAATGAGGTTGGTGTAGAGACTTTAAGTATCAACAACTTTAGAAAGTCAATACCATTAGATGCTTCTATAGACATGTTAATGCAAGACTTAGTTACCAAGCTAGGTCCAGAAATTAGAACAGGTCAGTTTATTAATGTTGAGGCAAGTGCTAGTGCTATCCAAGCTACAAAAGATAAAGGTATATTCTTAGCTAGACCTAGAACAGAACTTGAGCCAGATAAATTAAAAAGAGTAGAAGATACTGAAGAAAGAAGAGAGGATCCTGCTAGAGCAAGAGCTAGAGCAATTACTAATCTTGGTGATAAGATAAGTCAAGAAAATGTTGAAAAAGCATTTGACAAGTCTGAAGATGATACTATATCTAGTGAAGCATTTTTAGAATTTACTAATAATGGTGTAGTAGAAATTAAAGTAATACAATCTATTGCTGATAAAATTAAAACAGGTCAACAACTTTCACAAAGAGAGAGGGCAATACGTCAAGCCAAGAGTCAAGAGATTGAAGATATATTAAAAGTTACAGTTACTAAAGATCAAAAAAATGATATTGACCTTACTCTAATTGCACAAACTCCTATAGATGCAATAAATAATCAGATAGCTGAAAGAGAATTAGAGATATCTGAACAAGTAGGTGAAAAGAAAAAGGTAAGAGCATTAAGAAAAGATAAAATATATCAAGACTTATTAAAGCAAAGAGAGGACCTGATTGGTCCAGCTAATAAAATTTTATCTCCTAGGTTATCCAAAAGAGATGTAGAAGACATCAATATATTTACTGAGTGGGCTAAAACAAACTTGCCTTCATTTATTAATATAGCTGATATTGAATCACTAGGTAATAATATGAAAGCTGGTGGAGTTAGAGTTGGAGCATTTGCTTTAGATCTATCTTCTGTAAGTGGGGGGTTAAGAGCAAGTGGTACATTATATACTGGAGCATCTAATCCTTTTAGATATCATGAAGCTTTTCATGGTGTATATAGGATGCTACTTACACCACAAGAACAAAAAAGTTTATTGTCTTTTGCTAAAAAACAAAAGAGAGAATCACTTAGGTCAGAAGGCAAATCAATTTCAACTGAACTAAAAAAGTTCAGAAACTCTGCAGACACTTATGCTAATATGTCTGATATAGAATTAGAAAACAGATACTATGAAGAGTACATGGCGGATCAGTTTGAAATATTTAAAACTAATCCTAAAGAAACAAAAATAGATGCAGAAGTTAAATCATTCTTTACAAGAATAATAGAATGGTTTAAATCATTATTTAGTACATACAATAAAAATAAACTGCAAACATTGTTTGAGAATATTGATTCTGCCAAATATGCACAAGCATCAGTAGTTGCTAATGATTTTACATTAGACCCAAGCCCACAAGTAATTATAGCTAATGCTATATTACCATACGAAGGTTTGCAAGTTAATGGTAGTAAAGGTTATTTATATCTAGATAGTAACATTGCTAATAATTTAATTAGTAGTATGGCTGCTAGTTATGTTAGTAGAAAAACTGAAAACATAGATCCAGAAATAAGTAATGCAGATATATTTGAAGATGTACTAGAAGATTTTGCTTGGTTATATAACGTAACAAACCCAATTAATAGTAAGTATAATTCTTCTCAAGAAGCTTCTAATATAGCGGCCATTGAGCAACTTGAAAGAATACATGATGCACTTACATTTAATGCATCAGAAAAGATTGAAGATAGCCCAGTATACAAATCTGTATTTGAAGTTTTACAACTTATAGATGTACAACAACAAATCATTGATAACAATATTGATGAGTATGAAAACAATGAAGGATTAAGAAATGTAACTCAGTTTGGTAAAGAAGCATATATGAGTGGAGGGCTGGCATCTTTACCAACATATATAAGACAATACCTTTCTACTATAACAATGCCATATACAGATGCATTTGGTAATGAGCAATTAGAAAGTGGTGAAAAATTAGTTATACCAATAAACTCTTTTAAAACTTACAATGGTATAATCAAATCTGTTAAGAATGAGACAGATCCTCTAAAGATATTACAACGCATGTATACATTTAGTGGTAATAACCCTAATACTAAAGCTGCAGTAGAAAGCATATTTAATGATATAGGAATAAATTATCATGATGTATCTGAGATATCTGATATACAACTGCCTCAGGAAATCAAAAATCCTTTGTTGTTTAATCAAATTACAAAAGGATTTACTAACTATAAAGTAAATTGGATATTCTTACAACAAGACAATACCAATGAAGTAATATCTTTTTCAGCGGCTGAGAGAGATGACACACATACTCAAAATGAACTATGGGGTCAAGCTTATACAACTAAGTCTTTAGATTGGAAAATAAATAAAGAAAAGAAAAAAGCTGCTACAAGATCAGTTAATGCTATTTATGATGAGTTAATTCAACCAGAAGGGTATGAGGATGTTCCTTTAGATAACATATCTAAAAAATTAGCACAAGATTTATTTGAAGGTGTGGGCATTAAGTTAAGTCCGTTGTATGTTAAGTATAGTATATTGTCTGCCTCAAATCAAACAGAAACTAGCAATCAAGAATCTATACTTCAATTCAATAATGAAGTAAAGCCTATTCTAGCAGCCGATATGTTTTGGCTACAAGATATTATTAAAGAGAATGGAGATTTATTTAATTCAGAAAATGAAGGGGCAATTTCAAGATTAAAAAAATTAGCTGTTAATAATGCATTGCTTGATGAGACAGTTGGTTTGTCAGTATTTAGAAATGTAAATGGTGATTTAGTCAATGCACATCAGAAGCCTACATTTCATTTAGAAAAAGTTTATAATTTAAATAAAGAGGCTGAGATAAATAGATTAGAATCAGATAAATTTTTACAAAATAATTATCTATTAAATAGTGAAGAATTCTTAAGCATGTCAGAAGCTAACCAGCTACAAATTTTAAGGTTATCTGGTTTAAAAGAAGTTAAGACATTAGATAGAAGTGCTAATCTAGATTCATATCAAGATGGTGTTATAGGTACAACAGAGTATGGCAGTTTTACACCTAAACAACTTACTACATCTATTATAAACAATTACTTGTTTGATTATAACTCTAGGAATAACACTTTAAAAACTAAAATGGATTCTGCTGCAGTAGCACCAATCTTAATTAGGATAATGGAATCTTCTAATACAAATGATCAAGTATTATTACCTGTTGTAAAAGCAGTAGATGAAGGGTTAAGAATATCTCCTGACTACTTAGGTCATGTATCTGATTTTATAGAAAATGAGTATAATAGAATTGTCAGAGAAAATAGTGAGGAAGGAAATTTACCTTTTCAAGAAATTACTACTAAGACAGGTGATGTAATACAGATCCCAAAAGCAATAGAAGGTTACAATGTTCCAGATCAGGATGGTTTGATGAGAATGAATCTTATGTTTAATGCAAAAGATTTAATCTCTCAAGAGCTAAAAGATTCACTAGAGATATCTGCTACACAAGAAAACCCACCTTCTTTTGATAAGGCAGTTAAAGAAGCTTTAGGTAGTCAGAGTATAAACACAATAATAGAAACCCAGCTTGATAAAAAGTTTGAATCTTTTATGGAGATGGTAAACACTTTAGAAGTAGATAGTAAAATATCTAGACTTTTAGAGAAAGGTTTATTAGATGGAGTTGAAGGAGCTGTAGCACAACAAAATGCAAGAGCAGCATCTAGAAAACTTAACTTAACAGATAATAAAACTCATAACTTAAAACAAATATTTTTAAATGATTATTTAAATACTAAGTCATTAAATGAATTATTATTAGGTGATCAAGCTGTAATACTTGAAGATTCTATAAAGCAAATTAAAAGAGCTAAAGGACAGAATGCTGCTGGAGATAGTATATATTCTCCTGTATCTAATCCTGAATTTGGTGTATTTGAAAGTACTGAAAATATAAATGCTATAATTTTAAATGAGCCAACAATATTTTCTGAGTTTAATGGTGAATCAATAGATAATGCAGATGCACAAGTATTTACAACAGTTAAATTTCATAGACATGCACAATCATCACTAGGAAATTTAACAAAAGCTGGAGCACTAGCATTGGACAAAATTGAGGATGGCACACCTCTTACTGCAGAAGATTTATATGGACCTCAAGGTTTAGCTAAAACTAATCAAATGTTAAACTCTAAGAAGTATGTTTACTTTGATGGTAAGACTTATATAAAGTTTTCTGCTATTGCTTTAACGGAAGATCTTACAAAAAATAATCCTGATCTGAATAGGTTAAGATTAAACATGGAAGCAATGGAAAGAAACTTAGGTGATATTACTTTTGCCGGACCAAAGAGTGCTTTTAAAATGTTAAAGACTAATGTGCAATCATTTGGAAATGATATAATAGAACCATCAATACAATTAGATGCAAGGTATTTTAGAGAGCAAGTAAAAACAAAAACCAATAAAGATATAATAACTGAGCAATCTCAGATAAAAGCTTTGGCTACATCTGAACAAATAGATAGCACACCTGTACAAATAAAAGGAATGCCTAATGTTAAAGATATTGGTGATGTAAGAAGGTTGTATAATAAAACGTTAAGTAAAAGAATTGCACTAAAGTTTAAAGACAAAAGAAATCTTATATATACTTTTGAAGGTTTAATGTCTGAGTTTTCATTAGGCAAGCAAAAAAATACTATTACACCCAATCTACAAGTCTTTTTAAAGTATGCAATAAACTCATTAAAAGCATCTAAAGCTAGCACGAATCTTATGGAGTTTTTTACTGTTGATCCTACAACTGGTGAAGTAAAATACAATATAAACAATCCTATTAGTATTGCTAAGGCTGAACAGTTATTTATGAGTTACTTTAGTCAAGGTGTATTTCAAGAGAAGATACCTGGTCACGGTTTAGCTTTAGTATCAGACAAAGGTTTTACTGTACTTAGACGTGTCTTTAGTATGGAGGATAACGGCAGGTTAGGTAGAAATGAAGTTATAAGAGGTGGTGTACCAGAAGGTGAAACTGTTTTAAATCTTGAAGTAAATAACTTAGGTGCTGACTTTAAGTTTCCATCTAATGGAAAAGGAATTTTAGTAAGAGATAGATTAAGGTATCAACTAGCTGAGTATGATCAGAATGGAAAACGCACTGGACAATATTATAGTGAAGGAGTTTTTGCTGCACATAGTGCTGATATATATAATCAATTACAAAGAAAACCTAATGTTGCTATACCAGATTCTATAGGTAAAATGTTTGCTGTACGTATACCTTCACAAGATAATCATTCTTCTATGAATGTAAAGCTTGTAGATTTTATGCCTGCATACTATGGGTCTTCTGCAATGTTTGCCTCTGAACTTGTTCAGATATCAGGAGCAGATTTTGATATAGATACAGCATATGTGCAAATAAAAGAATCTTATTATGATAAGAATGATAATACTTTTTATGCTTATGGTAAGACGCCAGGTAGAGAATATACAGATTATGTAAGATATATAAATCAAGCTGTAAATAAGGATACAATATATTCACAGGCTGCTGCTTCTTTTACTGATCAAGGAAGTAAGTTAGAAGATTCATTTACTGATGCAGAGCTTATAGATTCTGATTTTTCAGATAGAGCAATAAAGGCTGCCTCAAGGTTAGGACTTCCAATTACAAGATCACAGTATAACGATTATGTAAAGAAAAATGATGAGCCATATCAAGCACCTTTAAACAATGATGTTTTAGATTATAAGTATGCGTTAATGGGTAATGAGGCTGTAAAAGAGATATCAGTTACACCAGCTTCTTTGACTGCTATAGAAGAAGCTTATGAAGAATTAAAGAAGGTTGCACCAGATTATGTTGCTAGATTAGATAATGAAAATATTGATGTTGATAGTATTACAGGTAAGATAGTATCTTTTGAAGTAAACAAAGGAGCTGCTATTGGTAAAGCTGTATCACCAAACCTATACTTAAGTTTATTAGGTGAGTATAAAATTAATGTAGGAGGCTCAATTGTTAAAACAAAAGGAGGATACATACAGAGCAGCTTAGCATTTAATTTAAGAGGGCAAACATATGATAGTTTTGGTACAAAGCTAAACACTTATGGCAAAAGAATTCAAGATGAGATATCTTCTATAATAACAATGCTTACAGATAACTCAAAAGAAAACTATGTTGCTAAATTAGGAATGCATCCATCAGCAGTTGGTCTTGCAGTAAATGCAGTTTCCTTAGGTGTACCTTTAACTGATGCTGTTTTATTACTGAATGGTAAATTAGTTAGGGACTTATTTGCTGAAGCTAATAACAAAGTAGATAAGTTTGATGCAAGCTTTACATCATTAGTAAAACAACAACTTAAAGGTTTAAAGAAAGTTAACGCTGGTCCACAGGTTGGATTAGAAACAATAGAAAAAGCTGTAAGAGGAGAAGAACTTACTAAACAAGAACAAAAATCTATATTGCTTGTTATAAACAATTTAAATTCTATATCAAGTTTTACTGGTAAAATGGCTTCTATAACTTCTATGTCTGGCCGTGGTATTGGATCTAACTTTAGTGATATACAAAAAAGAGTTGATGACTTTAGAGACATAGGTGTATTACCAGGTACGCAAGAACCAATGATGGATATTAGCCCAATACTAGAAAATAGTTGGGTTAAATCAAATATAGATGTATTTAATCAAATTGCTTTTAATTTAATTCCTGCTACATTTATTTCAGGTACTCCAGCATTTAATGAAATATATAAAAAGATTTCTAGAAATTTAAGCACTAACAAAAAAACGTTTACTGTATTAGATCAACAGAAAGTAAAAAGAGATATGCTTTCTTTCTTTACTATACAAGCTTATAGACAAAAGACTAAGGAGTCTGAAGTAAAAGATGGTGCAACACTTACAAACCAATTACTATACCCTAATGAATTTGAGAATTCAATATTTGATGCAGTTAATAGATTGAGTCAAGCAGATAAGGGGAACTTCTTTTTAGAAAGTTTTGTTACTATGGTACCCATGTTTGCAGAAACAAACATTACAGGTATGAATTTATTACAAGCTAACACATGGAGAGGATTAGATAAAGAACAAAAAGTTGATTTGCAAACATCATTTACTAAACTTTATGGCAACCCACTTTTAAGAAAAGATGCTATGACTATAGTTAACTATATAATGGTTAAAGATGGTTTACAGGCAGCTAAGGGAAGTTTGTTAGATGCTATTTCTCCATTTGTGATGGATGAATACTTACAACAAATTAACAATGTTAATGATGTTTTTCTAACTAATAAAGGTTGGTTAGAAACATTTGGTGCTGAGCGTAATGACTTAGTTGATTATTTTGAGAATGGTTATTTTAAATCTGCATCAACTAACTCAAAAGTTAAAACAATTACGGTTGGTGATCCTTTAGATATAAATTCACGTTACACATCAAAAGAAGGTAATGTAGTTTATACTATGGATAAAGATGGTGACCCAGATGCATTACCTAGATATATAAATTTTGCAGATGCAATAACCGGTTTTAGCCAGCTATATGTACTAGATAATATAGATAAGAAAAAAGCAAATTATAAACTAAGTCAAATGGAAGGTTCTTATTATCAAAATGGTATTGGGTTTATGTTTGGAGAAAGACCTACTACTTTAGAGAATAGGGATAACATCAGGAATAAAGGTGAAATGAAAAGTGCTTACGGTGCAGAATCATTTGGTGCAATGACAGTAGAGCAAATGGCACCTCCTGTAAATTCACCACAAAATCAAGCATTAGCAAATGAAAATGCAACAATTGAAGCAACAGAAGATGAAATCAATTTTACAGCTGAAGATTCTCAAAAAGCCATTAATATTTCAGATACCGGTTTATTAGACTCTATATTAAAGTCAGATGAACAAGCAGAAGAAAATGTTGAAACTGAAGCAACAGGTATAGTGGATGCACAAGAAAATATGCCAGTAGAAACAGAAGAGAGACAACAACTTACCTTTGACTTTGATACTGAGATTAGTGATAAATATCCTGTCATTAGTTCATTTTATAATAGTATCTTTACAGTGCCTGGGGTTGGAGGAGATATAGTTGCTTATAGAGATATATTAGAAAATAATAATTTAGATTCTCTTGAAGGTATGGTGGACTTTTATAATAGTCCAAATACTGAGTTCAAATCAGAAGAGGCTTTTGAGGATTATGTAAAGAAATGTATATTAGGAATTTAATAGAAAGCAATGAGTAAATGTCATAACAAAAATACAGCAGAATACCAGTCTTTAAAACAAGAGTATGGTACGGATGCGGCTACAGGAAATATAATTGATCAGTATCAAGCATTTACAAAAACGGATACAATACCTACTGTTGCAGAAGCAATAGAATTTATTACTAATAAACAAACACTTTATAACTTAAAGCAATTAGATTTTGGTCAGTCATTACTAAACAATCTAAGAAGACTTAGTATTATACATAGCTTTCAAGGTAAGTATTTTATAAATAATACTGACAGAGATACTTTACAACCAAGTAATGAATTAGTTGAAGCAAATAGAAGAAGGTTAGAAAGATATTTAGATATAAATAATATTCCGGCTGAGTCAGTGCTTATTTCTAAAACACCAAAGACATATACTGTAAGTATAGACAGCAGCATGTTTAGCCCAATAGATATGCTTGAGTCATCAAGAGCTTGGGACAAGCCTAGAACAAGACACGTAGTTATGCATTTAATGAAGCTGATTCCTGGACTAAATGTCTCTATGAAATCAGTAAGTGAAGCAAAAGCACTTTATGAAAAAATACCACAGTGGAGAAAGTCAAAAGTTCCTTTTGATCAAATTAATTCATTTTATGTAGAGAATAATGTTATTCTTATAAAAGGTAGGGTTACCGATGAGATAGCAATAGAAGAGGTGCTTCACCCATTTGTAGAAGCTGTAAGAGTAAGTAATATAAAATTATTTGAGGGTTTATTATCAGAAGCAGGTAAAACATTTCCTGTTATGAAACAACAAATAGATGATGCTTATAACAGCAAAAGAAATGTTAGTGCGGTAGATAGAGAGATGGAATTAATTACTCAAGCATTATCTAGACATTATAATAATGAGTATGAGGAAGCTCCACCACAAAGTTTTATGGATAAGATCCGTGAATTATTAGAGTGGTTATCAAAAATAATTAAAAACTTAAATGAAGTAATTACCGGTAGAACTATCAATATAGATAATATATCTGAACGAGCTAGCTTATCTGATATTGCTAAATTATTAAATACAACAGGTATAGTATTTAATATAGATACATCACAAACTAACGGTAAAGTAAAATATAATTTATCTCCTAGAAAACAAAAGGTGGTAGATGGAGTAAAGGGAAAATCAAATGAATTACAAAAGCGTATTATTGATAGACTAACACACAAAGTAAATGCTTCAAAACAAGAAGCTGATTCATTATCTGTTAGTGCAGGACCTGAAGTGGCTATACAAAATAGTGATCCACTAGTTATTTTAAATAAAAAAGACGGTAAATTTTACAACCTAACAAATAGAAAAGAAGTTAAGTCAGTCTCAGATGTTGTTGGTAGAAAGAAAGAATCTCAAAAGACAATTGAAGTTAAACAAGATATAAGTTTAATGTTGGATGCAATTGCAATTGATGAATCATTTGAAAGTATTCAAGATAAACTTATTGGTTTAACACCTGAGTTTGCTCAAAACGCATTTAATAATTTAGTACAAGAATTACAAACTACAATGAACACAACTGATAGAATGCTAACAAATGTAGTATTCTATGATCAATTAACTGACACAGCAGGTATTGCTGATGTGGTTATATTAAATAGAGTTGGTCATTTTAAAATATTAAAGATACAAATCAATGAGGCTAATGTTATGACAAAAAATCCAAAGTCTTGGATTAAAGGTGTATTAAAACAAGACCTGGAGAAAAGCTCATACTATCAAGATAAAATTGATTTAGAAGAAGGAAACTTATTAAAGGATGATAAATTAACATTATCAGTTCAAGATCAGGTGGAGGTAGGCTTAATTAGAAGAATGGCACAAAATCAAGGATATGATATTGTTTATGGAGATAATGCTGTACAAAGTTTAATATTAAGCTATAAAGGTAAAGCATTACAATTTCATGGTCATATATCTCATCCTCAATTTCAAAATGATAATCACGTAGATTCTGTAATACCATATGCTGCATATACTGTATCAGATGATGAAGTAAAGAAATTATCTAAAGATTTAGAAGAAGGACTTTATGATGTAGATAGAAAAGATTCTGAAATAGAAACTCTAGCTGAGCAAGTAGATCCATCATTATATCCTGCAGAAAGCACTATTAGTGTAGCACTAGATAATTATTATGAAGCTTTGGTTGATGAAGCTAGAGTTAGGGAAATGACTGAAGCAAATATATTTAGTGATAGGTCTAAAGAAGATCATAAAGAAACAATTGCTAACACGTTAGCATATATTAATGTTGCTAAGGCAGAAGGTCCTGTGGCTCAGTCTGTTGCATATACTAAAATACTAAGGGACTCATTAACTGAAATGAAAAAGTTTTCTGCTTATGTTATTGATCCAAAGAATGTTGCTGAAGATCCAAATTATATTAGATATGTAATGAACTTTAATAAGTTCTTAACCACATTTGATGGTCTTTATCTAATAGAAGACAACACTGATATTAATGCAACACAAAGATCTTTGATAGGTCAGATTAATATTGAACTTGTAAAGCTATTAGGTGCACCAACAATAAAAGGAAATGGAGAAGGGGAAGGTATAGTAAATCAAGCTATTCTTAATTATGTTTATGATTTGACTTTACAATTGTCTCAAGATGGAATGAGTCAAGATAAAAACAACATACTACAGTCACATAGTGGAAAGACATTTACTGTTGATGATATAGAAGATATACTTAAGATGGTTCCAGATATTGATGGAGCAGAACTGTATTCAAAAGATCTAGCTACATCAGCTGATTTTCTTTTATCTTCTATGGATAAAATATTTAAAATTAAAAGAATTGAGTTTTTAGATAAAGTTAAACTTAGAGAAAAGAGGCTTAGAGAAGGAGGTGCAGCAATACTTTCCTTAGATACAGAAACAGATTTACAAAAGCTGTATGATTTTATGTTGGAGTTTGATGAGGAGGGGAACTTTACAGGTTTGTATACACAAAGAATAGGGCAGCAATACTATTCACAAAAGACTGCTTTAAGAGATGAGTTATATGATATTAATGGTAAGCCAATTAAATATAGACCTGTACATTCTTTAGTTAATGCTAAACAAAAAGATCTAGACTACAACAAACAAGTCTATCTTAAAAGAAAAGCATTTGGAGATTTTATGAATGCAGAAGTTTATGAAGATGGACAACTCCGTTCTGGTAAGTATCATAAGTATACAGATGATTTTATTAAGATAAGAGCAAAGTTTGAGTACTTTCAACCTTGGTCTAATGGTGAAGGGGGTAACTGGGTACAAAAATCAGGTGTTTCTAAACAAGCTTATGAATCATTTAGAAGAAAATATTATCAAGAACAACCATATACAAAAATGTATAAGGATGCTCAAAAAGATCCTACAGGGGTTATAATAGAAAATCAATCATATCCTTCTGTTAGGCCTGATTATGTAGAAGCAAAAGATTCTTATATAGATAGTAAAGGGCAAGAAGTTTCTCTACTTAGTAAAAAGTATGAGGCTATAATGAATCCTACTGATGCGTTAGGTCAAGCAAGAAAAAACTTTTATGATATATTTATAAGTGATTATGAGTCTATGCTTAATGCGTTACCTAAATCAGTGAGGAATAAGATGCTAGGTAAAGTGCCAATTATAAGAAACAACTTAGTTAGAGATCTTACAGAAAGACCACCAATATTTACAAAACTTTTACCAAGAATGGTAAGAAGTGTTAGACAGTTTTTTACAACAACGTCAACACAAAGAATTGTTCAAGTAGATAATGATGGAAACTTGATAGATACTTTACCTGTTTATTATACTGGTTCAGCAGGAGTTGATGGTGCTTTGGAGCAGGTGCAGAATGAAATGGAAGTGCTTAGACAAGAAAGAAAAGAAGGTAAGATTACTTTAAACGTATTTGAAAAGAAAAGAGCACAGCTAGAGGCACAGTTTGCATCATTGAGAAACAAACCTACAAAAGGTCAGCTTGAAAAAGACATGGTCAAAAGCATGATCAAGTTTAGTACAATGGCTGAGAACTTTGAGGCAATGAGTGAAATAGAAGATTCACTTCAGGCTATAGTTAAGGTTATAGAGATGAGACAGTATCAAGCACCTGGTGCAACAACCTATGTTGGTAAACTATATGATAAAGCAAAAGGCTCTATAACAAAAGAAGTTGGTAAGAAAAACTATGATGGTTTACAAAGTAATGCTGCTAGAAGAGCTCATCATTATATGAAGATGACGTTTTATGATAATGATCAGATTACTCAAGGTGCTATAGAAAAAACTACAAACCTACTAGTAAATGCATCTTCATTAGCATATGTAGCTTTTAATGTGTTTGGTAACTTTAATAACCTTACTATTGGTCAGTTGAATAATGCAATTGAAGCAATGGGTGGTTTATACTTTACAGGACAAGGATATAAGAGAGCACAACAAGACTTTGCATATACAGCAGTACAGGGGATAATCCAAAGAACTCCTGATACTATAGGAGACTTTGCAGACTTTACGGGTAGAGTTGCAACTTTAAATAAAGTTAAACTAAAGAAAGGTAATTATGATATAAAGAAACCACTATCATTATATGAATGGTTATCAGATCATTATTATATGATGGATAATGATGCAGATATTAGAGAAACATTTAGTGGTAGAGAAGACACTGGAACTTTATGGGAAAGATTCACAAGCTTTGGTTATTCATTTAACCAAGGTGCTGAATACTATGCACAAAGTACAGTAGGTCATGCTATACTATATAGTACTTTTTTAACAGATGGTAATGAGACGTTGAGTATACGTGAAGCATGGGATTGGGATGCTGAAACTCAAACAGCAACTTTAAAAGAAGGCTTTGATACAGTTATAGATAAAAGAACTGGATTTACACAACCTTATAATAATACTTACAGAGCAAGATTAAGAAACAGAATACGTGAAGTTAACAAGCAAATTCACGGTAACTATGCAAGAGAAGATAGAATGGTAATACAGAATAACTTCTTAGGTATACTTATAGCACAGTTTCATAAATGGGTTATGCCTGCATTTAGAGCAAGATTCCAACAACAATACTATGACCAAAATTTAGGATGGATTGAAGGTAGATACAAGTCTATGTATAAGTTTATAAAATATTTAGGTGGTGTAAGTAAGTATGGTGGTAAAGTAATGCAAGGTCAAGGTATGGGATCATACGGAACAAATCTAGGTGCAAGCTTTAAGGAAGCATATGGTTACTCAGAAAACTTAGATGGTGAGGAATTTTATGATGCAAATAAAGGAAACATGCTACTTAAAAATGTATACAGAACCTTGGGTGAAGCGTTTTTAATAATGAACTTATTTATTTTAACATCAATATTAAAAGGAGCAGATGATGATGATGAAGGATTAGAAAGAAAACTTAAAAACTTTATAGCTTATACTGCAGTTAGATCTAGAAAAGAGATGGTAATGTTTGTTCCAGTACCAGGACTTGGTGGATTTCAACAACTATATCAAATGGCCAAGACACCTATTGCATCTACAAGAACTTTAGGAGAGCTTGGTGAAGCTATGGAGTTAACTGTACAGACTCCTATTAAGTGGTTATTTTTATCTGATGAAGAGTTCTTACAGGATAGCTCTATTGTTTATCAAAATAAGCCAAGAAAAGGAGAATTAAAATTAGCAAAGAACTGGTATGATGTTTTACCTCTACTTTATTCAATACAAAAATACTTTTCTTTTGAAAAAAATAATGACTTCTATATTAAATAAGGTTTACACGTCAAATTTGCAGTGAAATAATTTTTAAGGATCATTTAGATTGTGTATATTATATTATAAACCAGCAGTACTTAGTAAACAATTAATTTATATATATGAAAAAATGTATACATCTGCTGGTCATCTTTATTCTATTTTATACACCCCTTCAAGCACAAATAGATACTCTTCCAGAAGACCAAATAATTAAACTTAAAAAAGGTTGGGAAAATAAACAATTCTTTAAGGGTCTTTATAAAGACTTTTTAAAGTATGGTACTATATACGGTGCTGGTGATATAAACAACTCTATAGAAGCTGATGAGTCAACTTATTTTGTTAGAACAGGAGATGGAAATGGTTTATATGATATTCCTGTTGTTGTAGATAATACACCTGAATATCCATTTGATTATAGAATAGGTTTTGGTATTAGAAAACTAGCAAGGTTTAATTATGAAAGAAAACCTAGAAACTTTTATGATGGTACTGAAGAGCAGTTAGCATTTAGTGCACCAACATCTGCATTAGCAGGTTTAGAATATCAATTACATTGGGAAAAGGAACGTTGGAGAGGGGAAGACTTCAGCAATCATAGGGTTTTTATAAAACATACAGGCAAACATCATATATTTAAAGTTGAGTCAAGAGAAGTAGGAAAGATAAACCTAGCTTATGAGTCAGCAGAAGCAAGATTAAGGTTACCTATAGGAGAAAAGTTTAGCATCTCTGCGGGTGCAATCTACCGTACTCACACCCGTGCTTATGGTTATAATCCAATTGAGATCTGGTTAAATGAAACAGTGATGTATACTGACCCAAATACAGGTGAGGAGTTTGAATATCCAGCAAACCCTTGGTATACCTTAGGATTTGAATATGGTTATGATGATATTTATTACACAGAAACTGATGAAAATGGTAATCAAACTTCTGGTTGGTATTGGGTAGATCCAGATGGTAATAGAGTAGCAGATTCAGATTTAGAATTTAGAGAAACTATATTTACTCAGCTGATGAACCGCTTTAACAATGAGGCATTTTCAGAGATAGATGCATTTGGTGAGATAGCACCAATAGTAGGAATGGATTTTTATCATTATAAAAGAAATTTCTGGGTACATGCATATGCAAATTATATACTACCATATCACAGATACTTAAAAGGAGATGAAGTTTGTTCTTATTTAAATAGAAATAACTGGGGTAAAGGAGGTTTGAGAGAAGATTCTAAGCTAGAGCAATGGTCAGACTATTCTTTTGGTGCTAATTTAGGTTGGAAGATTAATAAAAATTTTGGGGTATTTGTTGAAGGAGAATATTCCAAGATGTGGGACAGTCAACTGTTTCAATCAACAGTAGGATTTAATTATACATTTAAGTAAAAAAAAATAAAACAATGGCAGAAGTACCTCAGATTGGAGAACAAACAAAAGTAACTTTAGATCTTAAAACAATAGGGATGATAGTGGGGTTTGTAATTTCATTATCAACCATGTGGTTTACATTAAAGGCAGATATAGCTCAGGCTATGGAAAATCCTAAACCACCAATAGAAAGAGTAGAATATGATTTAAAAGATGAACTTGTAAGACAGACCATAATGGAAACTCAGGAAGACGTGGAGATGTTACTTCAGAAGTTTGAAAAGATGGAAGAAAGAATCTATGAGTTAACCAAAAAATAATATTATGAAAAAGGTTCTGTTGTTTATTCTAGCATTGTTTATTACCTCAACTATACAGGGTCAACAATGGGTTAGTGATGATAGCTTTGTTAATGAAATAAATGGACACTCAGGTGATCAAGATGAAGATATAGTTATTATAGAATTTTGGGCAGAGTTTAATAAAGACAATGCTTTTATAGACTGGAAGAAGATAGATGATCTTGATGGTGTAAAATATTTAAGAGCTAACATAGCTCAGTGCCCATCATTAAAGAAAGAATTTAGAATTAGAATGGTGCCCACCATATTAATTTTTTCAGGAGGAGACGCATTTATAAAGTTTAAAGCTAAAGCCGGTCTAGACCTCCTATGCCCTATAGACTATCCTAAGATGGTTAGAGCAATAGAGGTTGTTAGACGAGAAGCTTCTTACTAGCCTTCACAGCTAGAACACTCTAAAATATTTCTTGCAAAATCTTGAGCACTGCTTTTACTAAATTGATAGTATAAAGTTTTTACACCCTCTTCCCAAGCATACATATATAACTTATTTATATCTTTAGCTGATACAGAAGGATCTATCATTAAGTTTAATGACTGAGACTGATCAATATACTTTTGTCTTTGTGCTGCCTGCAATACAATCTCTTTTGGAGATATCTCAACAAATGATTTAAATACTTCTTTGGTAGGAAAATCTAAGTGTTGTACACTACCATCTTTCTTTAAGATAGACTTCCAAGTCTTGTCTGTATTTAGACCGTGCTTCTCAAGCTCCTCTTCCAAAAATGGATTCTTGTAGATAGTCTTAGACTTAGCAAGATCTTTAATAAAGTAGTTAGACTTGATAGGCTCTATACCCATAGACACAGCACCGTGTATAAATGAACTAGACTTAGTAGGAGCAATGGCCATAAGAGTAGTATTAGCATATCCTTCTCTAAGAGATGTGTATCCATAGTCATTATGTAACTCTCTAGAAGCAATTTCACTTCTGTCTTTTAGTGTTCTAAAGATTTCACTATTTAATCCTTTAGCTTGTAGTGAGTCAAACTCAAGAAGCTTTGATTGAAACAAAGAATGATAACCTAACACACCAAGGCCAATAGCTCTATGTTTCTCAGCAAAGTTAAATGCTCTCTTCATACCCGGCATAGTCTCAGACTTAATAATGAATTCATCCATTACTGCATTTAAGAAATACACATACGTCTCAATTGCATCAGTTTCTTTTATCTGATCCCAGTGTAATAAGTTAATAGACCCAAGACAGCATACAAAAGAGTTATAACTATCTGTAGGAAGCTGAATTTCTGAACATAAGTTTGAAGCTGTGATCTCCATTCCAAGCTCTTTGTAAGGAGAGTTATTGTTAGAGTTGTCTTTAAACATAATATAAGGAAAGCCAAACTCACTTCTGTTCTGAATAATTTTTGCCCACACCTTACGCTTACCTTTATCTCCTTCTTTCATTTCATTCATCCACTGATCTGTAACTGTAACTCCATACTGTAAGTTTTGTATAGGATTACCTTCTGTCCCTATGTCTAAGAACTCTGAGATGTCTGGATGTTCAACTGGTAGGTACACTGCACAAGCACCACGTCTTGCTTCAGATTGCTTGCATACATCTACTACTGTATCATAAATCTTAGCATAATGAACTGGACCATCAGCAAAACCACCTGTAGATATTTCTGTTCCTCTTGCTCTAATGTTGCCAATAAAAGCACTTGTACCTCCCCCATATTTACTCATCATTCCAATTTCACGCCCTGCATTTAATATGCTGTCTAAGTTGTCATCAACATTAGATCCGTAACAGCTTATAGGCAAACCTTTTTGTTTACCAAAATTAATCCATACAGGAGTAGACAGAGAGTAAAACCCTCTTGCCATGTAGTCCTCAAACTTTTCTGCAAAGCCTTTTATATTCAAATACTTTTCTGCTTTTATAGCAATGTCTTTGATTCTTTGTTCAGGGCTTTCTGATATATACCCTCTTGATAAAAATGTGCGGCTGTCTTCATTCAGCCAGTAGTATTTATTATATTCCATTGGTTTTTGTTTTTAAAATAAATCATCAACTGTGATGCTTTTACTTTTTTTATTGTAGTCTACACTCTTTTTGTAAAAGAAGTCTCCTTCTTTGGTTCCAGTTATCTCTATGTCAAACCATTCCACTGATTTTAATAATTCATTATCTACTTCAAAGATTGGTTTCATGCCTATCTTTTCTAAAGAGTTATTAAATCTATTTTTTATAAAGTGATAGACAGTTTGCTTAGGTAGGAAATCTAATTCTCCTTGCTCAAAGATCCAATCTAGTATACCACATTCTGCTCTATACGCTTTTCTACATGCAGAATAGATGAGCTCTTCAAACTCTGCATCAAACCATTCAGGGTTTTCTTTTTTAATAATATTGATAATTTCAGCACCAAAGTTTCCGTGTATCTCTTCTTCTTTACTAGTGGCCTCAACAACATTAGATATACCTTTAAGTACATTTTTTTCTTTGTTGAAACTCATCATAATTAGGAACTGACTGAATAGACTTACGTGCTCTATAAATAAAGAGAACAGTAATACAGACTTAGTATACATTTTATTATCTCTAGAACGTGTACCATCTAAGTACTTTTTTAAATACTTAAGTCTACCTTCTATTGCCGGTACTTCAACTACTGATTGAAATTCTTTTTCTAATCCTAGTATTCTAAGCAGTCTGGCGTAAGCATCTTTGTGTCTTACTTCTGACTCAGCAAAAGTAAAACCAACATCACCTATTTCTGTAATAGGCATACGCTTATAAAGATCTCCCCAAAAAGTTTTTACATTAACCTCTATTTGAGCAATAGCAAGCATTGTCTTTTTAATAACATCTTTTTCTTTATTAGATATAGTGACCTTAAAGTCTTGAATGTCTTCTGTAAAATTAAACTCAGTGTCTATCCAGTAAGAATGTCTTATAGCATCCTTGTATGCTAATAGTTGAGGGTACTCATAAGGTAATATATTTGTTCTAGGTTTAAAGATGTCTTTGTTCATAAGGTTATTTATTAAGGATTAAAAAGCCACACCCTGAAAAGAGTGCAGCTAGGTAAGTATAATTTAGTCAAAATTTTTTAGACAGTAAAATTTATGACTTCATATTTGCATATGTGAATGTAAAAAATACAAGACCTATTTCTATACCATTTACCCAACGGTATTCATTGTCTTCACATAGTACTTCACAATTAATAGTTTTTAAACCAAGGAGTGTCTCAGTAGGTAAAAACTCAATGCTGAATTTATTTTTAAAAATTATTGGATCTACTTTATTCATAAGTTTGTTATTAAAAGATTTATAAATTTTTTAAGAGAAATTTTGTATATTATCTATATACAATTCTGACCAACTATTTACAAATATACTATTATATTTGATTAGGTTCTTTAAAATTTGTATATTATTAGTATAGTAATGTAAATTAAAAATGATGATTAAGAAAATTTTACACGTAGTATGGACATTTAGCCTACAGGACTATTGGAAATGGGCCTGGTCTAAGACAGAAGTTGATGAAAAAGTTATTGCTGGTGCTAAAGAAACTAAGAAAAGAACTAAAGCTGCAGTAAAAGCACTTAAAGGTAAAAAGAAGTAATGAGACAAGTGTGTTTATTAATACAATGGTTATCATGTGGCAGAATATGTTTAGGGTATTGCCGTCAAGGACTATGTAAAAAAACTAAAAGCAATATATAATGAATGATTGGCAATTACAAATAGCTTTTCACTGGCCACATAATAGACTAGCCTTGGGTTGGGATTACATTGCACCAGATGAGACAGCTGATTATACAACAGTTAAACTTTACTTGCTCATAGCAACATTAACATTTGATGTATCATGAAGAAATATAGAAAAGGCGGAGGCCTAAAAGCTCAAAAAATGACAAGACAAAAAGCTAAACTACTTTGTAAAATGGCTGAGGGTGGTGAAGCAGCAATGGATAATATCATGATGAGCTCTATGGAGCAAAAGATGACTAAAGGTGGAGATGCTAAAAGAGTTGCATCATCTGCTGATGGCACATCAAAAATGCAGTCATATAAATTAGGTGGTTGGACCCACTCAGGAAAATAAGATATGAATATATTAACTGACATACTAAGTTTAATACAAAGAGGGAAGTTTACTAACGTTGCAGGAAAAGATGACGTTGTTGTATTAGGTATGTGGAATGAGAAACCTGAAATGACAGGTGTTGCTTCTCCTATACCATATAAGTCAGTTAAGCTGATTAAAGTTAAGGACCTTGCATCTTCAGAAAACTGTGACTATACCAATACAGATACTACCAGTACTTCTATTGGTGTATTTCAAAAAGAAGATATAGATCCAGCAACTGGAAAGTGTGCTGTATTCTTTAGATCTTTTAAATCTTTAAATCCAAACTTAACTATTCAACTATCAGCAGATGATAATTATATTGAGTTTGATTCAGAAGGAGAGCCAAACTTAGCAGCTAATGTTGGTGGTGGCAAACAAGTATGGAAAGATAAAGTTGGTGAGACACTTAATTTCAGAACATTAGTTGAGGGCAGTGGAATTACTATTGCTCAATCAACAAATGAAATCACTATAAGTGCTGCTGATAATGATACAACATATACTTATAATAGTTCTCAATCAGGTGTTAATGTAGACTTAAAACTAATCGGTTCTGATGGATCATTAGGCAATGTAAAATTAGTTGCTGGTAACAATATAACTTTATCTGATAGTGGATCTAATGAAGTAACTATCAGTTCTACTGGAGGAGGTAGTTCAATTAGTCTTACTACTACAGGTACATCTGGTGCAGCTACCTTAAATAGTGGAGTGCTTAACATACCTCAGTATACTACAAGTTTTTCAGTATATGATGAAGAAGGAGGACCTGGTTTTACTGTTGATGATGGTGAAACTGTTTTAATGTTTAGCACCCCTACAATTAAAGCAATAACAGGTGTACCAATTGGTTCTCCACCCAATCCTAATTCTATTAGTCTGGGCTTAGGTTGGGACAACCATGTTTCTCTTCTTACTCAATCAGGAACTTCTGCTCCTGCAATGATTATGCTTTTAGATAATGGAGTTTCACCTATTACTTGGACTTATACAGCTGTTGGAACATATCAAGCTACTTTTGCTACTTCTTTTACAGATCTAAATAAAGTAAGTTTTGAAATACAAAATAAGTTTAGTGGTAATGGAACTATTCCATATATAGCAAATATAGTAAATGTAACTACATCAGGTTTTACAGTAAAAACTTTTAGAGTAGATACAGGTGCAGCAGTAGACGGTGTATTAGAAAACACACCATTAGAAATTAAAAAATACCCTTAAATTAAAGAGATGAGTGATAAAAAACCTAAAAAGAAATTTAAAAATACCAAGGTAGGACAGTTCCTTACAGAGAAGGTTCCTAGTATACTTGGTATTGCAGGAGAGTTACTTCCAGATGCAGGTGTTTTAGGCATGGTTAAATCTTTAATAGAAAAGGAACCAGCTTTATCACCGGTAGATAAAGAGCATGCATTGAAACTACTTGAACAAGATATGGTTGAAATGCAAGAGGTAAGCAAGCGTTGGGAAGCAGATATGACTTCTGATTCTTGGCTTAGTAAAAATACAAGACCTATGACTTTGATATTTTTAACTATATCAATGGTAATATTTATGTTATTGGACAGCTCTGATATTGACTTTAAAGTAGATTCAATCTGGGTTGATTTGTTAAAATCATTACTAATAACAGTTTATGTAGCATACTTTGGTTCAAGGGGTGCTGAGAAATTTAAGTCAATAAGCAATAAAAATTAATAATTAAAAATAAAAATTATGCCAAATAATATGAAAAATGCTGGAATGTCTTACAAGGTAGGAGGAGCCAGAAAAAAGAAAGACTCTTATGGAGATGGTGGTATGGATTATTCATACCAAAATATGTTTGCTAAAATGGGTGGTGCTATGGGTACTAAGGATGTAATGGATGTTATCCAAGGATCAAGTGCTATGCAAATGAAAAGAGGTGGTGGTACCAAAAAAGGTATGGTTAGAAAAACTGCACGTAGAGCATATAAAAAATAAGATATGAGTAATAGTAAACAACAATGTCAATGTGGTAACACTCAAAATCCTGATGGGCTTTGTGATGGATCTCACTTGATTAAAAAATAAACAATTATGGCAAAGAAAATATCATTCCCAATGGGAGACGGAAAGGTAGAGAATGGGTATTATGACCCAACTTCTATACCATCAAAAATTCAAGCAAAAAAGAATGCAACTGCTACAGCAACTAGAATGAGACTAGCTGCACAAGGAGTTGAGATTAAACGTATGTCTACTAGAGCATCTGAACCAGTTCAATCAGAAGCTTTTAAAAATGGATATAGAAACGGTAAAAAATAAATTACTATGGCAACATTAACAGCACAACAAATAAGTCAAGCAGGTATAGTACCTGTAACAGTAACTCCTGAATCAACAGGTGATAAACTTGCAAATACTGGAAAGCAGTTTTTTCATATTGAAAATGCTAGTGGTTCATCAGTAACAGCTACAGTTGTTCCTGTAGTTACTACTGTTGTAGATCCTTTGTTAGGAGTACTTGCAAAAGAAAATGCTGTTTTAACATTATCTGCGGGTGAAGAAGGATTTTTAGGACCTTTTGAAGTTGATGCTTTTAATGATGTTGATGGTAATATAACAATAACATGTTCAGCAACAGCTAGTATTAAACTATCTGCTCTGTACTTATAAATAGAAAACAATGGGCTCATTATTACAAGATGTAATTGGATTATTTTCCAAGAAAAAATATGCACCAAAACCATATGATGTAAATACAGATGGTAAGGAGGATTACTTAGTTCTATCTACTAAACAAGATAGTTCTTTAAATGTTATGGCGTATCTGCCTAAGTTAGATCAAGAGTTAATCTCTATATTTGATCTAGCTACAGCAATCAATGGTGCAGGAAATACCACTTATGATTTTGCAAATGTGGATCTAGCTGGTAAAACTAATCTTAACCTGACTGGTTCAGATGGTACTGTAGATACAGTAAGTCTTGTTGGAAAAACAGGAATAACCGTTGTAAGTAATGGATCTGATGTAGAACTTAGTGTTACATCAGGAACGTATGTAGAATGTACAGGTAATAATACTGCTAATGTAGTTCCAATGTGGGATGGAGGAACATGTTCTCTTGGTAATAGTGATATTACTTATGATGGAGTAGATCTTTATGCTTTGGCTGATACTAAAAAATTAAGAGTAAGATACTTAGATATGGCAAATGCCGTAGCTAAGTTAGAAGCAACTAATGGTACAGGAAATGTTGGCCAAGTTCTTACTGTATCTGCTGGTGGAGGATTAGAGTGGACAACAAATGGTACTGGCTCAATGTCTTCATGGATTTTATCTGCTGATAATGGTACAACATCAGTAATCCAAGATGGAAATACAGCAACTATTGCTGGTGGTACTAAACTATCAACAGCAGATGATACATTAGGAACAGTAACTATAAGCCATGATGCTACTACAAGAACAAATACTACTTCTTCTGTAACTCCTGGGCCTGGTGTTCAGTTTTCTGTTATAGATACTATAGTATCAGATGCAACAGGTCATATTACAGATGTTAATACTAAGAATGTAACAATGCCTACTATAACAGGCGTTACTAGTGTAGGTACTGATACTCCAGATACAATATCTATTGGGGGAACAGCAGAAGACCCAACTGTAAACACTATTACAGGAGCAGTTGGTGATAATAATACTTGGTTAGTAACAGGAGACGATGTATATGAATATATAACTAATCTTGGTCTTGTAGAAAGTGTAACTGGTGGTGTTGGTATTAACTTGACAGGAACAGCAGCAGATCCAATAGTCAATATAGACTATGCGGGTGTAGATAATGCAATTATAGTTGCACCTACAGAAGTAATTACAGATAATGATTACTTATGGTTTAGTGATGCATCAGATAATAATATAAAGAAAGTTAGAGTTTCTGATCTACCGGATAATGCTTCTGGTGTTCAGCAAATTATAGCAGGAACAAACATAAATATTACTCCAATAAATGGACAAGGTATAGTTACAATTAATTCAACTGATCAATTTACAGGAACAGTTACATCAGTAGCTACATCTAATGGTGTATTTGTAGATGTATCAGGTGGAACAATAACTTCAGCAGGAACTATAACAGCAGAGTTATCTGCTACAGGTACTCCTGATTCAACTAAATATTTAAGAGGTGATAATACTTGGGCACCTATCCCGGCAGATAATAACACAACATATAATTTATCTTCTACACAGAATTTATCTGATGTAGATATTACATTAAATGGTTCAGATGGTACATCAGATATAGTATCAGTAATAGCCGGTACTGGTATAGTATTAACAGATGTTGGAAGTAATTTTAGAATTGATGGTAATATAGGATCAGTAACAAGTGTTTCATCTACAACAGCAGGAGATGCTTTAGATGTATTAGTTGCAAATCCAACAAGTACTCCTGCTCTAGGTTTTACATGGGCGGGTGATGCTACACAATATGTAAACGGTGCAGGTAATTTAGCTTTATTAAGCTCAATACCAACCAATCTAACATTAACTACAACAGGAACTAGTGGTGCTGCTACTTTAGTTGGTAATACTTTAAACGTTCCTCAATATGCTTCAGGAGCAGTTAGTATACTAGACAATGGTACATCATTAACAACTGCAGTTCAATCAATTGATTTTGTAGGAGCAGGTGTTACATTAACAGAACCAACTTCAGATAATATAGTTGTTACAATACCAGATACAATTTATACAAATGACCCTGGTATTACAGTTGACAATACAACTAATACGATAGGACTAGATTACTCAGGAACAGATAACTATATATATTTAAACAACATTAAAGTCCCAGAAGCAACATCATTAATGAACTGGTCAGAAGGATCAGGTGCTACACCTGTTGTATTTAATACTACAATAGCTGACATTGTTAATATTGGTTCATCAGGTTGGGATTTAACTGGTGATTTAGGAACTGCTAAAAATATTGGTAATGGTGATACTGCTCTTATACAAGGTGGTGTTGCACTTACCTCATCAACTAGTGGAACTAATGTTTTAACATTAGACTTAGACAACACAGCAGTTACTGCAGGCTCATATACCAATGCAGATATAACCGTAGATGCACAAGGTAGAATAACAGCAGCAGTAAATGGCACAGGAGGAGGTGGATCAATGTCAAGCTTCTTTATAACAGATGGTGTTACGACTGAAGAAATTCTAGATGCCAATACTGTAACTTTTTCTGCAGCAACAGGTATAACTGGAGCAGGTTTAACAGTTGATGTTAGTGCAACAGACACTGTCACTATAGGTGTTGATACAGTAGGTGCTGACAATCTAATTATGGCTAGACCTACTCTTGCGGGTATTGCTAGTTTAGATTACTTTATGTTTAGTGATACTAACGGGGGTGATCAACTTTATAAGCAACAGTTTTATTTGATGCCAGGATACTATGCAGGTTTCTGGACAAGAGGAGATAATTTAGTTACAGGTAGTGGTCTTGCTTCTCCAACAGATTTTGAATTAAATATTCAAGGAGGAACAGGTATTACAACTGATGCTACTACTGCAGGCTCAGCTCCGGTTATTAATACAGTAGATATAAGTTTAGATAGCACTGGTGTAACTGCTGGATCTTATACTAATGCAGACATTACAGTAAATGCTCAAGGTCAAATCACTCTAGCAGCTAACGGAACTGGTGGAGGTGGTATGACATCATGGACAGTACAAGCTGATGGTGGTACAGATCAGGTTATAACAAATGGAGATACGTTAAACCTAACAGGGACAGCTCCTATTAGCACTTTTGCACAAGCTACAGATGAAGTTGTATTTACACATGATACATCAGGTGTTGTAGCAGGAACTTATGTTAATGCCAACATTACTGTAGATACTATGGGGCATATTACTTCTGCTTCTGCTGGTACTGGTGGTGGAGTTACTGCTGTTAACTTACTATTAGGATCAAGTTCAGGTACTCCTTTAGATGCATCTATTAATAGTAATACTTTAACCATTACATCAAATGTATTTACTGGAGGAACTAATGTAGGACATGTACCATCATATGGTTCTGATCCAGGAAATCAGAAGTTTTATTTAGATGCAACAGGTGCTTGGTCTGAGCCAAGTAATGCAGGTATTATTGCAGGTTGCGGAATTAATAAGAATGGTAGTACATTAAGTGTAGAATATGGACCTTTAGCAACAAACGTAATTAACTGTGCTGCAAATGGCATTAAAGAAAATGTAGATCTTGAGAAAGATACAATAATATATAATGATGTAGACTCAGGAGGTTTAGGAATTGATGAAGTAAAAGAATTAGTAATTGCTGATTTACTAGATAGAATGGTATCTAGAAGTACTTTTGCTCAGGCAGCAGCATGGTGTTCTTTTGATACTGGTGCAAGCATATTTACAAATTCAGGCAGATCAGGAATAGGTACATTAACAGTAACTAGTAATGGTACAGCATCATCTACTTTAAGTTGGACAACTCCATTAACAGGAACAAATTATTTAGTATGTTTAACAACTGAAAGTTCAACTACTGCTTTTCATACATATTGTAGATTAAAGACTACAACTAGTTGTATAATTGGATCAAATAATATTACTAATCCAGGTGTACCAGCTGCTACTTTAGTTAACGTTGTAATTTATGATGTTGGATTAAATACTATATAATAAAACTAAAATAAAAAGAAATGAGTGTTTATATACAAGAGGTCTTAGGGCTACTAAAAAGAAATAAAAAGAAGATAAAGCTAGACAAAATGAGAGATCATTTTGAGTTTGGTAAGCTTTATCAGAACAGTTCCCTGAATACAGGTGCGGCTTATAACCCTAAGATGGAACCATTTGTAGTTAAGTGGGGTGATCTTGTATGTCAAGCTACTGAAAACTTAACAAGAACACAACCTGGATCAGGTAATTTAGGAGTTGTTCCTGTATATACAACACCAGAAGGTTCATGTGCATGGGATACATTAATGGATTCTATCATAACACAAAATGCATTAGGTGATACTATTAATATTGCAGGTAACTTATATGTACAAGGTACTATAACAACCCCAACATTAACAGAAGACCGTGTTGTTATTGTAGGACCAGGAGGAGTACTAGAAGATGATGCTAATTTAACAATGGATGGTACAACATTTACAGCTAATGTAGATGTAGTACATGGAACTGATGTACCAGCAGGTACTCCAGCTCAAACAACAAGAATAAACTCTAATCTTAAACTAGAAGGGCCTGTATATGATTCACTTGGAGTATTAGGTGGATTAAACAAAGTGCTTGTAGGTTTAGCAGATGGTAGAGTAAAGTGGCAAGATGATGATGTGGTTGAAGCATTAACATATGGTTCACTATGGCAAGGAGATCCTACTAACTATAAGGTAGAACTACCTATAGGAACAGCTGATCAAATACTTATTTCTGATGGAACTACTTTTGCATGGCAAAATAATCCTGCTGCAATTGTAGGTGAAGTTTGTGATGTATATAGAATTCCATTATGGACACCAGATGCTCAAACATTAGGTTGTTCATTACTTATTCAGGATGGAAACTCTGGTACTCCTGCTACTAAAATCACTAATGATGGTCAACTACAACAAGTAAAAAAAGTATTTTTAGATGAAGTAGTACAGGATGATACTCTTACAGAAGTATTAGTAAGAGATACAGGTGCTTCTAATGAAGTTAAGTTTAGAGATGTAGCTACAATTGTTCCTCCTGTAGGATTTGATACACTTGTTATGAGTGAAGTCAATGACTGGACACAAACATATCTTAATGCATATGTACCTCTTGATGATACAACTGTACCATATATGCGTATAGGTGGTATGACAACTTTAACAGATGGTCAAGAAGGTCATGTAATTGCAAAGAATGTAAAGAGTGGTGCTCTTTTATCACAAGATGCTATTAGATTTCCAGATGGTTGGGGAGTTCCAGGTGAACTATGGGACAATCAAGTATCATGGTTAACAGGTGCTAATGGTATGAATGGATATAAAGATACAGATACACTGTTATTTGGTGAGACACTTAAATTTAAATATATAAACTACCAAGCACCCGGTCAAGCAAATAATATTTTATTTTGGGATGCTTGTTGTAAACTTTATTCATCTAATGAATGTCCTGTAGGAACAAACCAAACACTTACAACAGATGAAAATGTAGCTATATCAAGTCAAACTGTAGTTGTTGATGATGGATATGGAGGGTATGGTCTTACTTATGCATTACAAACTAATGTTAGTAATGGTACATTAAATTTCAATACAGTTACTGGTCAATATACATATACTCCAGCTAATAATTATTTTGGTACAGATCAATTTACTTATACAGCCACTGATGGATATTGTATAACAGACCCTATTACTGTAACAATTATTGTTAATGCGGTAGCTGAACCACCTATATGGACTAGCTCATGCCCTGATACAAGTAATCTTTTGGCAGGAGATGTTTATACATATAATTATACAGTAAGTGATCCAGATCACGCATGTAATCAACTCAGTGTAAGTTTTACTTTAACAGATAATGCTACTGGTAATCCAGCTACATGGTTAACTAATACATATAATAATGACTGTACTGGTACTATAACAGGAACTTACCCTGCAACAGGTGGCGTATTTACATTGGCGTTGACAGTAACAGATCCTGATACTCCTGCTAACTCTTCAGGTCAAATTTGTAATATAGCAGGTCTTGTTCCAGATAAGGATACATTCTTTAACTTTTGGTTTGATGTTTCAGGTTCAATGGATGGGATTGTTAATAAGATAGCACAGAATTCAAGTTTATCAAAAGTATATGCTCAAGCAAATGATACAACTTCTTCCCCAAACATCCCTGCAGGAACAGGTGCAGGAACAAGTACTCTTCAAATGTGTAACAGAAGAGGTGGTCTAAGAAGAGTTGACGTTATAGAAAATTCTCCTACTGGTTGGAATGCTTCTAGTACAGATGGAAATGCTTCATGGTGGTGTGTAAGAGCAGGGATGAGTGTAACAAATCCTTCAGCCCCAGGTCAAATTCCGGCAGGAACATTTGTTGCAGCTACAAACTTTGATATCATAAAAGGGGAAATGACATTAGAAGATATCAATGGAAACCCTGTAATTCATAATGTATCTAACTCTTCAGAGTTGTTATTTGAGTTAACTCCTGCAATGATAGCTGCTGATTATAGTGATATAAATAATTTTAGATATACATTCCAAGACTTTTATGCTACAGGTCAAACATATGCTCAAGAAACAGCAGCTGGTGTACCTCATAATCCAGCAACAAATGGTGAAGACGGTTATTCTTCACACGTGATTATGAGTTTTGATGCAACTGAACGCCCTATAAGTGGTTTAGCAAACAGAGGTGTAGGTCAAGCACTTAATGGTGCTTTAGATGTAGGACCAGTTGCAGATACTTCTTTAGCAAATGCAGATTGGTTCTTTGATGCCACTCAAATTTTTATATTTGCAATTTATGATGAGTCTTCTGTTGGTAATAATAAATATTTCCCTACAACTGGAGTATCTTGGACTGATAGAAATGTAAGTGTAAATAATGACGTTACGGCAGATGCAGGGGAAGTTGTTGCTACATTTAATAATACAGCTAACTCTGTAACTTTAAGAGGTATTTGTATGAATATGGAACCTAATGGTGGGCCAGCATTGACATCTATATGGGGTTATGATGGTGCATTTACTGTGGGACTTAACACTCCTATTCCTAGCTCTGACCCCCAAAATGTTTTTGCTGCAATACCTGCAAGTGCTTATATAACTCCTAATACATCTCTAAATACCTTATATAATACTTACGCAGCAGGTGGAAACCAAGCAATAAGAAGTTATCCAACTACAGCTGTAGGATTTACACATAATAATGGTGGTAACGGTACCTATCCTGGTGTAGTAAGTAACAGTGCTGCTAACACAGGTCAATATTATTTTAATACTTTTAAAGCAGCATTATTAGATCACGGATTAATACTATAATGATAATAAGAAATCTTCCATATAATGATAAAGGACTGGACTGGGTTGTAGATCAGTATAATAGAAATAGAGATTTTAAAGATCATATAACAATAGATGATCTTGTATCAGCTGAAAAATTAGCTGATGAGATTTCTTTTAGATTAATGGCAACAAAGAAACATCCTGATTACGAATGGTTAAATCAAAAATTAATAGAATATGTCAAAGCAAATAACAAATAAAGCAACTAACCCAATGAGCCCACACAGCCCTAAAGTAAAGGCTGGTGGCTCAGTAGTAGTTGATAAGTCAACAGGTAACGGAGGTTTTGCAACTGGTGGTCCAACTAGTACAAGTAATATGTACGGTATATTATCAGGTAACTTTGAGAGTAAAGACTAAGAAGGCCAGATTATTACTAAATCATCTTTCATTTTCTAGTTCTTTTTCTAAACACGCAAGAGCACGCCATGCTACTTTTGCAGTATGACGAATGCCATCATCATCTATAGTACCTGCATCAATCAGATGCCTAGCTAATGCATCATAGTCATCAGTAGACTTATTACGATCCCAATGTAATGGTTTATCAGGATGATGCTGTTTGTTCCCTTGTAATGATACACGAGCTATTTCCATAATAGCTTTAGGAAAATATTTTAATACGCCAGTAAAGACTGGTCTTTCTTTTCTTTCTTCTGCTTTCATTTATCTTTATTTTTACGGTAATCAAGTATAAATCCAATTAGGACGAGCATGTTCAACCCTAGACTTGCTATAATTTCATGCATATCTTTATAAACATTTACGCTTAGATGTATATGTCCAACGATCCAAAACGGTATTGCCATTTGCTGACTATACCATATTAATGCAAATTCTAAAAACTTTTTCATGCTAACCAATCTCTTATATCTTCACTACTAGAACTCTTTATAGTTATGAATATAACCATAACTTCACCCCAATAATCTATGAGCAAATCATGTTTCATGTTTTCACAGAAGTACTGCAACTGTAGGATATGTATATGCCCATCAATAGGGCCCAGCCTTTCATATATGCTGTTTGCTCTTTGTTCTGCTTCTGTCATCAAAGTATCTTTCCAATTCATATATTAAATAGGTGAGGAGGCCCATACAAAGGTTAAAAACATTTAATAATTATTAATTGGCATACGCCTCTTTGTACGGTTGGTTTTGCCTCCCTTATTTATTCACCCAATTTTTTATTAAAGATTAAATATCCAATGGCTATGGTAAGTATTATAATAGTTACTGTTTGCCAAGGACTCATAATCTACCCATATACATTTCATGAATCAGTCTCTTGCTTGTGATATCTTCATCAATGACTATATCAACTGCGTCTTCCATTGTTATATCTATTAACTGTGGATCTGTATTTAACTCTACACCATTATACAAATTCTTGTTAATCAATTCCACTGTAATAAAATCATGAAAGTTCTGTTGATCATTTAACCAGTCCCGTGGGTGTGCTTTCTTTAATGCATGCGTTACATGATTATAAAAGGCCCATGCACTGTAATTACTCTGACCATAATCAAAAGATGGTTTGTCCATCTCTTTCTTAATCATAGATGTTTGCTGTGTGTCAAGAAGATCCTCATCAATAAACAATCTTCCTACTAGCTCTGACTGTTCTTTACAAGTAATATTTATAGATTTAAGATATTCTTTATCAGCAATCAACCTTTTATAATACTTCTCAGCATTCTTTATTTGGTCTGACATATGAATCTTAGTATCCATATTGGCTGTACCAGTATGTTTTCTATTATAATTCATCATATCACCTGCAACCATGCCGTTACCACATACTTTTACATATGCACCAACACTACATTGAAATCTAGTACTCTTGTCATAAGAGTTTGTCCAGGCAAACATCATACCCAGCTCTTCTTCCTGCATTGCAGTATCATCCGGGTTTGTTGGCCTTAAATAATAGATCCCCTGTGCTACATTAGCATTCATATTAGATCTATATACTTCATTAATTATAGAGAATCCACTTGTTTTAAGTAGATTCTTTGCGTTATCTATCACTTCTTTGTGTGATATAACTGTATAAGATTTACCGTGTACTGGTAAAGGTTCATTTTCTAGATATGCTCTAGTAACTTCTTTTGGTTTTGTGTATCCCATATTGTAAACTTATTTAGTGTAAATATACTAAATTAATCTGACTCAGCAAATTAAAATATGTATCTTATTGTTTCTAAAGGAAAATATTTTTGATATATTTTCTTAAATTCATGTAACAATCTACCTTTATGCTCTAAAGGATATCTCATTACACCCGTTTGATTCTTAACTTCACTTGAGCGTCTCATCAACTCTTTTGCTTCTGGTGAAGCCTTGGCCATTTGATGCTTATGATTAGTTAATGCTATTACTTCACACTTATTTATGCCTGCATATGCATTTACTTCAGAAAACAAATCATTGTACTCTTCTTTCCAACCTGGATAAAAGATAAGAGGGCTATAATTTAAATGTACTTCCCAGCCCAATTTCTTGAGTCTATTAACATCAGTTATACGGCTCTCTATTGGCTGCATCTTAGGTTCTAATATATTAGAATACTTCTGAGGCATAAGACTAACACGGACCCTTGGTGGTTTATTAAAATGATTTACATCTAACTTCAATAAACCTGGATACTTTGTAGCCATAGTAGTATTAAGCTGCGGGTGATCATCATAACGTTTAAGATAATCAATCAACGGTTCTGGCATATGTTTCTGCATCATAACTAAATCTGAGTTACACGCTACATCTACCATAGTATATATAGGGTCTTGCTGATCAGGATTCTTAAAGTAACCTTTTTCCCATTCAACAACAGACTGAAATATTTCATCAACATTTTCATTGACAAAGACTCTTTTACCATTATACCTTGACATATAACAATAAGTGTCTACACAGCCTCCAAAACACCCGTAGATTACATTTGGAGCTATGCAGTTTGCACTATTGTTATTTGGTTTGGTTACAAGAGTCTTAGTCTTTTGTTTTTTAATCATTAAAATAACTTTAATTGATTAGCTGATACAGACAATATACTATCTATCTCAGACTCAATTGCTTGCAAGTAGTAAACTTTATTAATATTATAGTTTTCCCATTTAGGTTCTACTTTCATATCATTATATACTGTTTGCAACCAGCGGCCTGCTTCTAGTTGTATTTCCCTACCATCTTTCTTATTTACTTTTGTAATTTTAACACCTGACTTAGAAATAAAGTATCTATTAATCTTTTGTAGATCTTCTTCTTTAAGAACACCACCTTCAATAGATCTAGCCACTTGTTTCCAATCACCTTTAGATTTACCACCAATACAATAATCTAAAATATTCTTATTTGTATCTAAATAATCATGAGGTAATACATTATTTACAAAGTATTCATAAATAGCTTTTGGTATTACAAGTTTAGACTTGTTCTTATGCAACTGTAGATCATGGAAATCAAAACGCCCTTTCAGTTTTACAGGAGCAAAGCTAAACTTATCATTATCTACTTTAAATACATAATGAGGTTGACTCTGCTTAATCTCCCTCCACTTTGTTATATCTACTTCTACAAAATTATTTACACCTATGTAATTATTTACATCAGATAGAACTAGTTTTTGATATTCATCATGTTCTAATTCTAGATTAGTAGTTTTCTCCCACTCTTCACATATTTGCATATATAAATCTATATGTTCTCTAGGAATGATTGTTTCTACACCATCTGTGTTATGTAATAAAGGAATTGCATTTGGTATTCTTTCCATAATTTGCTCATAAAGCATCATTAAAGTTAGCTGACCGTTAATAGTAATCTTTAAACATAACTCTGGATCATAAAAGAAACTGTTTTCATCATTGCTAAGACCAAAAGTTGAATTAAGTATAATCTTATATACATAGTTCATTGGATTGCTCTTAGGAATCTTTTTTCTTTCATCAAAGAACCACTCATATTGATTACAAAACTCTTCTTTAGGAAAGTGACCTGGTGAAAACTTATTTCTAATAGCTAGATTAGGATAAAAACTAGTAACATCTGATGACATTATAACCATATCATCATCTGATTCATACACACCTTTGCTAGCAGCACCATGAACACCACCTAAACCAAAATCTGTTTTTACATTCTTATAGTTTACGCTATACTTAAAGTTACCCTTAAGCTTTGATCCATCAACCTCTAAAGATTTAAACCTTTCATGTAGTGTCTGGAATTCAGGAGATGTAAACTTAATATAAGGCAATATAATATCAGATATTTTTATACTATCTCTTCTGGTTCTCATCTGCCTTAAGTCTCTCTTCTGAATGTTCAACTTTTGTGTTAGATAATATCCAAAAAGTTCCTTGCTGATTCTTGGTTCAGATGCACTGTATAGATTAATACCATAAGTATCTGTTAGTTCCTTACGTAGTTTAATCTGTGACTTTGACCTATTAAATACTTCTTTAGTTGACTGAACATCATTAACATTATATTCAATGACAGTATCAATCTCTTCAAGAGTTTTAATCTCAGCTGTATGATCTATAGGCATCTCTAATATATTCTGCCAGTCCATACTGTATTGTATCCACTTAAGACTAGAACGTTTAGCCGGGTTATCCCAATGATGTAACTTAAATAAATCTATTTGACCTATCTTCATTTTCCATATGGGGTAATCCATAAACTCTTTGTTATTAGACTTATTGATACAGTACTGTGCGTACTTATAAATTATATTAGCTATCTCACATCCACTTAGATTAGACCATAGGTAGTGATTATCTATTATATATTGAGTGATCTGACCATCAAAGGCCAAGCCGTTGTATGATATATGCCACTCTTTATTGTTTACATTTTCTTTTAGGAAATCTATAAACTTATCAAAATCATTTCTCAGATCATGAACAACAAACGTTTTACTTTCATTTGTCTTATAATGTTCAAATACACCTGTGAAACAATTAGATAAAGTTTCATAATCCATTACCCAATGCTTCATGCTTTATAATTTTTAAGTGCAACTACTTTGGCTTCTAGTATTAAATCCATAATACTATCATAGATACTCTCTACAGCCTCTTGAGATCCTTCACGCTCTAACTTTCTATCTATTTCTCTTTCATATAAGTCAACCGTTTTAATCACATGCTTGATCTTTCTCTTGACTTCTTGACTATGTATATATTGCAATCCATGTGCTAGCTCACCCATACACTTGTTCATTGCTATTAGGATATTAATATCCATTATCTCTTCTTCTTTTAATTGTTTCATAATATAATTTATTAGAGCCAAAAAAAGCCCAAATCAATGAGCTTTTCTTTTTATGATCAATAGAGTTATAGGAGGCTATTGACCAGGTAATATAATATTAGAGACTTTAGTTTCTTTTACATCTGTTTGCATAAACTGATTGTAATCAAAGTCTTCAGCGTTAACACCAAACATATGAATAAATGTTTCAATGTCTTTTTTATCACTTAAATAAAATTCAGAAAAAGTATCAACCAATCTTCTCTCCTCTTTAACTGTTTTACCAGTCTGTTGATTTGGTGTTTTTAATCTTATAGGGTCTCCGTTATCATCTAACTTTGGTACCATATGATATGATTGTTTCATTACTTTACTGATGACAGCTAAAATGCCTGACGCAGGGTCAAACATAGCTTCTGTATATGGTGAGTCTAAACTCACAGGTATCATTGTAAAGGATTTTGCATTTCTGAAGCTAGAGTTAACTAACATCATGTTCTGTCCTATTGTTGCCATAATTTTATTTTGATTTTATTTGGTTCAAAGATATACAAGTATCTTCTAATAACCTAACTAATAGATAATTATTATCTATAAGAGTCTCCTTTTCTAGATCTGGAGGTGTGCATACTTCATACACATCTACTAGTGATTCTACACTAACATCTAAAAATTTAGCATACTCTTCATGTGAATCCTCTGGTGATAAAAATGAATGTATATATTCTGATACTTTATCATCATTACCAAAGAAATCTAGTATTTTAACTTTACTATCAACAGAATATTTTGAATAACTGCCTTTAATAAAGTTATCATAATCAAACTTAAGCGAACTAAAGTCAAAAACAAATAAATGTTTACCCTCAGCAAGTTCTATGTGCTGATCATAATATTTATTTGAATGTATATTTTCAGTAATAAATTTCTGAAAGCTTTCATTCAGTGGAGTTTTATATAAACATAAAAACATTCTATCTTCAACAGAGTACACATCCTCCCAAGCAGAATAAGTTTGCTTTGGAACATGTGTTAAGCCTTTCCTTAACTCCAATAATGGATATAGAAAGACCTTACTCTTTTGAAAATAATCTGTGTATACTCCCATACTATAAGTTAACCTTATTTACTAAGAATTCATAGGGTAAAACATAGTTTCTTTCTTTATAATGGTAATCTGCTGCTTTTAAAACACCACCTAATCCTTCCGCCCATCCACTTAATGTATCCTGAGTTACATCAAACACATAAGCTTGGTTATATTTGTCTATAACAACAAATTTAAATTCTATAGTATAATCATCACGGTTCTCTATAGAATCCATAGAGTCCCAAACTAACTTACAATATATAGCTGCCTGTAACCAGTAGTTATAAAAGTCAACAGTCTCTTTAAAATCAGATATAGTCTTTCCGGTTGTCTTTAAGTCTGATATAACAATGCTCTTTTCTTTATGATCTATGCTATAGAAATCTATATAACCATGTAAACCAAAAGGCATCCCTTTTAACTTACAGCTTAAGTATTGTTCTGCATGTGTTTCATAATCATCTAACTCAAAGTCTGTTGACTCATTGCTAAACAATGCCATTACATCTTTCTTATCCTTTAATATATCAACCTGATCATTTGACCTATCTAATGTCATTTGATCAATTGTATCTTTGTTAGTATTATTTAAGAATTTCCAATAAGACTCATTGTCATCAGTTCTTACTTTAGCAAGTCTAGCTTCATCAGCTTTCAAAGACTGATATAGATTGACTGACTTTAACGAGTCTAGTATAACAAAGTCTTCACAATCTGCAAGTGTTTCCGCATCTGTATGAAGTGTTAAATCTTTCAGCACTCTTTTTACAGAATCTGTTGGGATTTTACCAGGCATAAGGTTAAACTTGCTCTCAAAATTTTCAGGCTCAAATAACAAACAATGTAAAAGCTTGCCTTCTACTAAATGTTTATCCGTTCTTACCTCTCTATCTTTTAATATATAGTCCTTGTAGAACAGGGACGGTGAAAATAATAATTTATTTAAAGAAGAGTAGCTAAAGCAGAATTCTTTATCTGCATAAAACTCCTCTTCTTTTTGATAATTTCTATTCATTTATCATTTTTTCTAATTTATCTGCAATATACAAATTTTCTAAGTCAACTTTAAATACTTGAGCACTTTTACCAACCATAGGGTCCATTAGAGTATTCATGAGTTTTTCTCTTGTTCTGTCTACTGCAAACCTTGTTAATTTTCTATCATTCATTAATGTATTCAGATAACTATTAAATGACCATATACCATTACTGTTATGATTACCTTCATAATGTTTTAATCTAGTACGCATTGCTTTGACATTGACTGAATTCCAGTTATTAGTATTTTTGAACCAATCATAATGCCAAAAATATAAACCTGATACCACATCAAATGATTTTTCTATGTTACAGTTAGCCAACATCTCCACAGCTAAAGATCTATTATCTATATCTGTACTAGTTATCATCTTTTCAATGTCATCATACTTATCATTTTCAATTACGGCTAGCTCAGAATCAATTATAGCTGATATTGATGAATCTAGAACTAGTTGACTAGTAGAGCTTAATAAATTATTAAAAGCTACATAGTTTTTCTTTGGTAAGATCCAATCAAATCCACTATCATAATCATTGAGCTCTTCTTTTTTCATCCATTTAACTAGATCATCATACATCTGTTCTCTTATATTTTTACTTTTATGATTGATACTATAATAACCTTGGTTCAGACGAAATTCAATCATACATGCAGGAGTAGCATTACTAAGAAAACCTCTAAGTACATCTAAAGCTTCATCAGTAAACCAATCAAAGTCTTTCATATGCTTAATTATCTTATAGGCATCACTATATGCTATAGATTTATTCCATGTTCTTTCAAAAAGAGTATCAAATAATTTTAAGGATACAATAGATATGTCTGCTTTTGTATTATCTCTAATAACCTTGCAGTTATATCTTTCCTTTAATAAATCTACCTTTTGTCTAGGTAGAGTTAATTTAGGAAACCTATATATCTTTTTGTCTTGTAAATCTATATTGTCTACATTATCAGGTATAGGCAATCCTAACAATTTAAAGTCTTCTTCTTCAATTTGATACTTATAATTGCTATATAAATATTGACATTCCTGTTCACTCCATTTTACAGCCACACCTGATAACTGATTTTTATCCCAATTACCAGTACCTTCAGGATACATATTAAATTCTAATTTAAATCTTTTTTTCATAATTTTATTTTAAATATTTTTGATACTCTTTTTTAACAGCCACTTGAAACGTATAAAGGTCTCTATTGTGAATGCTTATTTCTCTTCTTACTATAGGCTCAAGATACTTAAATGTTACTTTATCAAGCTTATCTTGCTCCTCTAACCATAATATCATGTCTTGTGCACTCTTACGGTAAAAATCATTAAAGTTTGATACATCTAGCCAATACTGCAAATCTTTATCTCTATTATCTGCATATGTTATACTATTACAGTCTTGTGCAAACTGCCACAATAAATGATAGTTTTTCTTATAGTCAATAGTAGGAATGATTTTAAGAGCCAAAGCTTTATCATCACCATATGAATTTAACTGAGTCTTAAGATCATTAAGAAGCTGTTCATCAAGAGTCATTTTAGTAGCAGACGCATGAAGTACTGTCTCAGGATCAATAACACTAACATCTGTAGTATCAATTATATGAGCCAGATTCAAAGCCATACCAGTAATTATCCAGTTATCATATAGGCTTTCTTCTACGTCTATATCATAGTATCTTACTGTATCAGTAACCTTGGCTGTAATAATACATTCTAGGCCTGAATCAGCAATTTTTTTAAGAACACCAAGTTTATTAACATCTCCTTTTGTAGTTTCATAATTCCATATCTTATTCATCATTATTGTAGTAGGAATATTTTCTGCATTACTTAATTTATGAGTAGTTATTTCCTCATGACCTATAATTAGATCTGCTAATTCATAATCATTTGTTACAGTTATACCATGCTCTTTAAGAGCAGCCTTTAATCTATCTTGTGATACATTACATCTAGGTAGTATAAAAGCTTTCTTTTTAGTTCTAAAAGTTTGGTCATCCTCTGTAGGTTCCAATAGTATAGTGTTTATCTTTTCATATGTTGTCTGATCTTGAGTACATAATACTTTATTAATACCTGTACTAGAAACTAACCCATATGTAGGGTCAGTCTCTAGTCCAAAGTATACTAAAGCATCAGTATCAAAATTTTGATATACTGATTTATTTGCCATTTTATTTCATTGTCATTTGGACAATCTCTGGGATCATCATCAATTTGTTAAACTTCTTTTTATTACCATTAAAGATGGTACGTACAATTAAATACTTAAGATCATTAGTAAAATAATCTTTAGTACATAAAGCCTTCAACCTATCAGTTACTTTCTGGTTAATAGTATTATCCTGTGAATATACTACAGCATAATTACCAAGTCTTGTAGCTAATGTTGATGCAATATCTGCACGATATGTATCATCTTTACCTATACAAGATCTTAACTCATTAAAGATATATTGTTCTCCATCATGTGTCAATAAATCTTTAGGTGTAACCAGTTTATCTAGCTTGTTATTAATGAATGTAGTAAACATAGAAGCAAATGCATCTCCAACACTACCCTCACCAATCATCTGAATCATGCTGAGGTTATCTTCAAAAGATTCAAAGCTTGATATAGAGTTAAAGAATGTTGTTATAGATCTAGCATTAGTCTCTTGCGTTACTAATTCAGGATGAAGTAATAAAAAGTTAATACATCTACTATCTATACCTGCACCTTCTGCCCACTGAGCCCATACATTTACATCAAACTTAAGATTAGCTGTAACATATCTAGTCTTCTGTGCACTATCTACACTGTTAACCATATAGTCACCATTATCCGGGTTAGCTGTTAATATAATATGCCAGTTCTTAGGTAGTGTCCAAGATATATAAGACTGTCTATCTATCAATTCCATAACTGCTTGAATAAATCTTGTGTCAGCTCTATTCCAGTCATCTAATAATAGTATACCACCTTCTTTAGCATCAGCTATCCATTCAGGTGCACAATAAGACATTCTATTTTTACCAGTAATTTTATATCCTTGTTTAAGATATTCTTGTACAGCAAGTTCATCAACCCATTGACCAACTTTCTTGGTTACAGTTTGATTTAAGTTAGCTAGACTAGCACCTGCAGCTCTTTGTGCTGCTGTAACCATAGCAATGTCATTATTCTTTACTGCTATTTTCTTTTCTTTATACATCTGAAACTGTCTTACAGGGAAACCTACAAGATCACCTAGCTCCTCAATCTGTGCTAAGTTTAATTTTACAAATGCTAAATCATTTTCTTTAGCCAGCTCTACTATTGTAGAAGTTTTACCTATACCTGATTCACCCACAACTTCCACTGATACTGGTCCTTTACCATTATCTTGAAGATATCTGTTATTAGATATAATGTGATTTACAAATCCTTTTAGTTCTGTTACATTTAAATTTACTTGTGCCATTTTCTTTTATTAATTAAGTTGAATTTTCTGTCCTGGTAACACTTCATTTATACTGCAGTTAGAACTATGAACCCATAAAGTATTATTAGGGCAGTTCTCTGGAGCATATGCTTCACCATCTGTTAAATATATAAGAGCTGTATATTGCCCTTTGTTTTCATTATAGTAGTCTATTACTGGTTGGAAGCTTGTTCCACCACGACCATGTATTTCCCAATCCTTTCTTGGATTAAACTCTTTTACACTATTTAGTTTAGTATCACATTGAGCTACTGTAATCTTATGACCTGTCTTATGCATATGCGTAAGTTCACTAAAGAATTCCTTTAGCTCATCATTGTTTACAGATCCGCTTGTGTCAACACCAACAAGTATATGATTCTTAAATTTAATCTTAAGACCTGGGTTAGCTGCATAACGTTTATTATACTTACGTCTCAGCTTCTTTGTATAAACTACACTAGAGTTACCTGCAAATCTTCTTAGATAAGCTTTCCAATCAAACTTAGGAGGTTCTATATGCATCAGCCTATGTATAAGCTCAGCTAACTCACCCGGTATATTACCTTGTTTCTTTACTGTTTGCTCAGCAGATTCTTTTAACTGATGCTCAATTTGTTTTTGCATTAGTTTTTTATCAGCTTCAGGTAATGAATCAAAATCATCCCATGTACCATGACAATATTGTGACTCACCATTCATCTGATCCATAAGATTATCTAAAGAAGGTGAAGTACCATCTTGGTGTGCCTGTTCAAGTAATTCATAGTATTTATCCGTACCAGCCTTCCTAGGTAAATTTATCTCAGGAAAACTTGATAGTAATAAACCACCTTCAGGTAGTTTACTTTCCAGTATGTACTGGTTGATTTCTAAATCTGCAGCTATATTAAATAATTTATGATCTGAATATAGACTTCTAGTTATAAGATGACCAAATGCAATATGCAATAGCTCATGCTTAATTAAACCAAATCTATGATCTTCACTAAGGTTATTATAAAACTCAGGGTTTATAGTCAATTGACATCCAATATTATGTTTGCTTACTCCTGCAGTAGGCAGTTGCATGCTATACTTTTTATTGATACCAATTAAAAAGAGCCCGTAAAAGGGCTCTGCAAATATTAAACTTTTGGTTGTCCTAGCAACCTGATCTTGTATGTTAATCATTATCTTTTATTTTTCTAAGTATGTCCATATAAACTTTATCTGCTTTGCTTTTTTCTATATATGCATAAACTCTATTTGTATTAAAAGACCCTATCTCAAAGCTATACTCTACTGCTATACAAAAATCTACACGATCTTTAAATAGCAATGCTTTAGCCATAAGCTTATCTATAATGTCTTTGTCTTTATAGTTTGCATTATTATATATTTCACAAGCTAAAGCTCTATCTTCAAGTAATCCTGAAAACATTTCTTTATATGTAAAAAACTCATCTATTGTTATTATTCTCTTCTTTGCCATTTTCAATTAATTCTATCCATACACCGGGGTTTTTTTTATCATAAGAATATTGTTCAAATGCTGGTATAATAAACTCAGCATTATCATCTTCAATCCATCCGTGTTTAACCATATCATCTTGTACTGTCTGTGCAGGATTAATATAATCAAACTTATGACGGCTGCCTCTTATAAACTCAAATGATACTTTAACAGGTAGATCATTCTTAGCAACTTCAGCTTTAAAATCCTCAGCATACTTAGCATATATATCTTTGGTAGCCTTTCTATAATTCATTACAGCTTTGCTAGCAATAAAATATTTACCTGTCCAACGCCTACCGTTTTTACTTGAGGGAACATTGCCTGGTATCCACCATCTTATTTTTGTCATAATTATTTATTTAATGTTGTTTTTAATAATGGTTTTAGCATAGCATGTGTCTTATCAAATCCTATTTCTACCATAGCATCTGATATGTCTTTGCATATAGTTGGTGTACATCCATTTATATTATATGCATCTGCATATCTTTTAACTGCATGTTTACCTGCATCATCATTATCAAACAACGTTATTATACTTTTGTACTTTTTCTTAAGATTTGCTATGATATGGGGTTTAATCATAGTGTTCTCAGAGTCTGGACTAATAACTTCTAGGTTATAACCCATACCTTTTAAACACATTGCATCTTTAAGAGATGAGCAAATCACCAAGTAAGGTTCTTTATACTGCAGCTGATCTATTCCCTGGATATAGTTCTTTACTTTATGAAACTTATGCTTTTTACTATGAGGCTGATATATTTTATATACTTCACCATTTCTATCAAAGTAACCATAGCAATGTTTGCTTCCAATCTTTAAAGATTCTATTTCCAATGCATCTTGCTTAATCATATTAAAATATTCTATTGGCTTTACATTATACTGATCTAATAATGTTTTGCCTATTCTATATGATAGCCAGTAATTAGCATCATCCTGATTCCATTTTCTATACTTTATAAAGTCAATCTCCCATTTAGCCTGAGGCACAAACTCAACACTGACTTTACCATTTTCCTGTATATACTTATTGTAATCTTCTATTATTCTTCTTGTAGCCTGAGGATAACCCAACTTAAACATGTGTCTAATTAAGTCTGACTTGTTACCTCCAATACCTGTAGAAAAGTCTTTAAACTTATATTGCATTATGGTTTTATCCACGTATATGCAAAAGCTTGGAGTCTTGTCATTAGGATTAAATATTGAATTAATCTTAATGTCTTGACCTGTTAGCTGTTCAGGTAAGTCTAGATAATACTGAAACACCCAGTAACTTGGTACGTCTGTTTCTTCTAATATTAAATTTTTAGTGCTGAACATAATCCAAATATATTAAAAAGATATGGGCCCAGCATTATACTGAGCCCACTCTTTTGGTTTTATATTACAGATCAAAGTCACTTCCAGAAGCTGTTGCAGGCTCAAAATTTGAAGCTGTTGTTTCTTTCTTTAAATAAGGTCTAAAATGATTTGTATTATTTCTATCAAATGTTAATAGGTTAGAGCTTTCTTTATCTAACTCTTCTAATGGCATACCATCTTTACTTCTCTTAGGTAAAAACAAGTCATTATTTACATAACCTTCTTTGTTTTCCCACTCACGTGCACCTAAGCAAGCATTGATATATCCTGTTTCAGAACATACATTAGCAGCCTTAACCATAAAGTCTTCAATTGTATTTGCCTCAATAGCATCAAGCTCATTTCTTTTACCTACTACTTCAGATAAAAATACCATAGCTTTTAATACTTCAGTATCACGGCTAATCTCATTACCATTTGCTAATGTTGCATCTTTAAATGGATATGGTGAGAATCTAACTCTACCTACTTGGCCTGCATAACGCTCACCATTAGGATTATTCATATCTTTTAAGAAACCATTAAATTCTCCAGTAACAGGCTCAGACTCTACATGTAATGTAATATTATATGCATCTGAATCATAAGGTGTTTGGTCAAATGTAATAGAATTGATTTTGATTTTGTGGTTACCCACTCCAATAACTGGTTTGATGCTACCTGATCCGGCAGACATGTCTTTAGTACTTAACATAATTTACTTTTTTATTAATTATTAATTATTGATTATATTTTTCAATACAATCTTTTACAAATTGTAGGTCATTTGGAATAAACTTATCCTCAAACATACCCATAGGTGATTTACATGTGTTCTCTCCATTGTTTTGAGTTTCAAAACCATATTCAAGTTCACCATCATCATTTTTATTTACTTTACCAAATAATACTATAGAGAATAGTCCTTCTAAAGTTAGTGTATTGTCAATCATTTTGCCAATAGTTTTTGCTTTAACTTTTCTATTTCCATTTATATCAGTTGAATCTTCTGAGTGAGTTAAGAAAATGATAGTCAAATCTTCTCTCAAGTCTTTAGGAAGTTTTGCAACCATTGCTAAGTTAGCTGCAATCTGAGTGAATTTATCATAACCTTTCTCATTAGCTCTGTCAAAATATTCAAAAGAACTCATATACTGCCAATCATCTACTACTAATGTTTTGATATGGCTCATTTTTTCATCTACATGCTTTATTGCTTTTATTATTCCTGCACTTGATGAAGCTGATGTCAGATTACCTTTTGGGTTATCTTTACTAATTTGTGTGTATTTGCTTTTCCATCCCTGGAACGGTAATGGTTTGTTAGCAATGTTTATAATGAAAGTCTCTTTAGGATTTAATGTTCTGATTGAGGTAGACTTTCCTGTACCTGAGTCAGCAATTACTAATACGCTGTTTGCCATATTACTTTTTTTGAATTACGTTAATTAATTTATTTAATGTTGCATTTATTTCTGATAATGCGTTTATCAGCTCTGCATTGGAGAGGAGGGGAGCAGTGTCAGTGCTTTCATCTGGATTAGGCAAATCTGGATTTGCAAAATCTATTATAGCTTTACCCCTATTTGTTACATCATTTATAACCTTTAGTTCACTAACAGGTATAATGTGTCTCTGAAATCCTGAATTACTTGTTATGATTTCATACTCTTCCTGCCAGTGTGGATTATGTTTATGATAATATAGTGTCCTTTTTGGATCTTCTGTATCATAATCTATAGATACAAATTCTGTATATATATCTTCTCCTTTTTCAAATTCACTTGGAAAAAAGCTTACATGTAGCTCATCCTTTCCAGTTGGCCTGTAAGCCATCTTAGGTATGTATAATGCATTAATCTTTCCTTCTGTCTGA